AAATACCACTGGTAACTGCGCTGAGAAATACTAGCATCCCAACCAATCCTTCGAAGAAACTCGTTAATCCTTTTCTTAGTCGTCGCACTAAACCAACCTCCATTATTGATGAAATAACTTCCATCTTCCTTAATACCAGCAATAACAGTACGATGATACTGAATACCGTACACAACATTATCGAAAGCATCAACAGTTTTTACATACCAAGTATTATGCGCAATCTTACGAAAATCATTACTCCTACCAGCTTCGATAAAAGACTTGATATCTTCAAGATAATCTTTAGAGTTCATTGACAATCTCCATATGGTCTGCATTAACAAAAACTGAAATAGAGTACACTTTATCTCCAACATCACATGAAGATAAAGCTTCATCATGAGAAAGATAAACTTTGCCAAACAGAGAATTAAGCTGAGACAAGCCATCTCGCTTATCAATTCCAGCTACAAAAAATATAAACTCTGCCTCATAACCTTCACAACTATCATCAATCATTACAACCTCCGCTAATGTAACCACTTCTAGCAATCTCAGCACACTTCTGACAAAGAGGAAACTTATCAGGATCTCTAGTTGGAACAAACACATGACCACAAACAGCAGTAATAGCAACACCATTAATGTAACCATTCATGGCATCTTCTTTAGAAATAAGATGAGAAACAACAGGCTCTTCGAAATCAAGCTCCTCATTCACATCTTCAATAATATCCAAAATAGGATCTAGAACAATAGTAGACATATCAAACCTCCAACTTCAATTGTCCAGCTTCTTCCCAACGTCGATTCTTACGTTTAGCAGCAATCGTAGGATTATTCCTTTCATAAGAAAACCAGAAAACACTAGCATCATCATCACCATGAATATCAGCATCTTCCTCATCCATACGCATATCGAAACCTAGATCATAAATAGCTTCTAGAATCTCTTGTTCGTTATACATAGGGACACCCTGATCGTCATAATTATCACAATCAAAATCATTCTCAGCAAGCCAAGACTGAATCTCACCACCAATGCCAACAAAATTCTCTACATACTGACACCAATGGAAAACATTGTTATCAAAACACCACTCAATATTATCAGCACCGGCTTTCCATTGACGCTCAGAATAATCTTCTTCATCAAGAATAGGATATTCATACGCAAGGAAAGTCGCAATATCAACAACAGCTTTGAACTCATCAGTAATATCTTCTTCGGTAATCAAAGCATGAGGAACTTCAGACTTCAAAACCTTAACACAAAGCTGATCAGCATGACCAACAAGCCAATGCTCAAGACCAACTTCAGAAAAACATTCATCATAAGTATCTGGGAATAGCCGCTTCATCTCAGCAATAGTGCAATACCAGTTAGAAACGTCGCTAATAATATCTCGGGCATCTTTATTAATACCAGCAAAACCCCAAGTAACAAACATTTCATCAAAACCAAACCACCCAAAATCATCAGGATGCTTTAGTGATTGCTTTGCAAGATCAACATACTCAGACATCATCATTCTCCTTAATATCGGAACCATAACCAACAACTTGTTGGAAGATAATCTCATACAAATTCAGAAAATCAACTTCGTCATCACTAAGATTGATATCATATGCCAACTGAATAACACTCAACAAAGCAAGAATATCTTTCAAGGGAGCATCAATAGTAATGCTCACATCAATATCAGAACTACCATCAAAAGAAATATACTCACTCATCAATAGTCTCCTTATCCAAAGACTTCAAATAATTACGAAAACCACGCTTAGCATCTTCAGAAGAAGTATCAAACATACGCTTACGAAACTGAGCAACAGTAAAAGAAGAAGCATTAGTCCAAAGACCAATATGATCATAAACATCTTTTTCACTGATGTAAATACGCTCAGTAGTACCATCCTCATGCCAAATACTTTGCATTGACTTATTGATCTTCTCATAAAGAACAACACGAGAATAAAACTCATCTGCATTAGCTTCGGTGATACGATTAATACCAATACCCATAGTCAACCAAATCAAACTATTGGTAACTGTATTAAGCTTATGAGTACCATCTTCATTCTCTAACCAACAAAGTTCTTCATAATTGTTGATCTTATCAAGCTGCCAATCAAGAGACATAATCATTTATCCTTTTTAGAGTGCTTCGTACATTAAAACTTCAACCCAACGATTACTGACATACTTCTCAATAGTGACGGCGTTATCATAAGGCATACCATCATCAATACCGACTCTAGAAAGCCAAATCTTATGACCATTGCCATGAGCAAAATCATGAACATAAAGATCACAAGTCCAACCTGAATCAATAATATTCATACTCTCAAAATCAGCAAGAGTAAGATTACACATCCAATCATCAAGAGTGATCGGAACAGTTACTTCAACTTCAACAGTCATTACTTAGCCTCCAATTTATCATAACGGAACTCACGACGAGAAACAAAAACATTAAAAGCTTTACCAATAGAAGGAGCGGTAACAACACTACCAAAAACATCAACTGGAACATCATAATACTGATATGTAGAACCAGTATTAAAAGTAACTACTAAAACTTTGTGATCATAGTTATACCCAACTGTATCAATATTATCGGAATTGTAAAACTCACAAATCCTATCACAATCTATTGTCTTTATCATTACTTAACCTTTCCGGAACGATCAACAATGGGAAGCAAACGATACTCAACACCAATATAATTGGAGAAACACTTCTTATTACAGAATGGACCTAAGCCATTGAAAAAACTAAGATAACGTCCTTTCGGAGAACCAAAGCATTCAAAACAATAAGCACCTTCAACAACATCATACTCCTGCTTAATAGGAACTGATAGATCAATAGTATACATTACAAACTTTCTGATTAGATGAATCTACGACAATTGATACGCTTACCATTATCAAGAATGGCAAACACATTATCATGCTGATAACCGTCACGGCTATAGTCAATATCAACAATAGTACCGACTACGAAATAATTACCGTCACGCATAACGGCACCAATTAGGTGATCGAAACTACGACTCTCATGATTATATGGAAGCTCAATAAAATCACAACCTTGGACTTTATTATCTAAACCTACATTTTTCATAATAACTAACCCCTATCGGAAGGTAATGGGTTCCTGCTGATATGACTATCTTAGGTGCGATAAGTGGTGCAGTCAAATTGAGAACCTAGTTTTACAAAACGAGTTATTTGAGTCACGGGAAAAATGAGCCGATAAAATGAGAGCCAGCCAAGCTAATTATGCAGCCAAGTATGTCCACGAAATTAGGTACATACTTGGCTGCATCTTTAGTAAAAATTATTCCAACAATAAACGATATTACTTACGAACCCCAAAAGGAATAGAGTTAATAATAACAAACAAAATAAACCAACCAAATGTTACAAACTTATTTTCCCAAGCCAAATGCCAAGCATCAGAAAAATTGCCACCTATAATCCATGCATTAGCAGAGCCAATCATAAGACCAGCAATGCTAACGCAAATGAAGAAAGATACCAAAACAATAGCTACCATAAAGATAAACAAAAATATGGAACCAGAAAATGATTTCATTTTATTCTCCATCATACCAAGCATAAAGTTTCTCATCAGAGATATCATACTTTTCATATGAATCATCTACAATGTCTATAATAGGAATCTGAAACTCCTGACCATGAAAATCTCCATGCTCAATAACAACAAGAACAGTGGAATCATTCTCTTCCACTACATATCCATTCTGAGGCAAAGGACTATTCTCAAAATAGAACTCCACAACAGAATTGAGATACTTATACATTTTTGACTATCTCCACTTCTCCCGATTAGGGGTAGACAGCCATTATACCATGACTATTCGTCATCTTCATCTTCATCCTGACATTCGCCATCACAATCGACATGGCAACAATAAAAACACTCTTCATCTTCATCTTCTTCGTCATCACCAATGAAAACAATTCTCATTTCCGAAATACGTTTACCCCAAGATCCTTCATCAGAGTAAGTAACATACACATTGTAACTACCATCACCAAAACCAGTAGCACAAACAGCACCAATACCATCTTCAAGAATACCTGCACTCTTATCAGAAAGAGTAGCTTGACAGGCACCACCATAATTAAACTTACCGGCATACTGATCAATATTCTGGAAGTCAGCATCAATCTTTTCCCAAGATGAATTAATGTAGCATGGATCACATAACATCATTTGGCCCGAATCAACACCGATACTGCCAATTAATACTTCAGACATCAGCTCTCCTCGTATTCTGTCTCATAAATATCCCAATCATTATCCCAATCATTATTCCAATCAGAATTCTTATACTTCTCAAGCACCTTTGCTTCAATAATGAAATCAACGTCAGGATGTTTCAATTCTTCTTCAGTAACATCGACATAAAGATAAACCGGAACCTGAATGATATGACTCTTAGCTTTCATAACAACTCCAATCAGAAAATCTGGTTATAGGATTCTTCATGCAACACATACTTACGAGGATTCAATTTCCAGTAATCAAATCCACTCCAATAATACTCATCACTATCCTCATACTTAGTCCAATTTTCTGGATCATCGTCAGGATTACTAATATCAATGCAGTCAGCATCTTCAGAATAGTAGATGTGACTCGGAAGATCTTGCAAAATATCTGCAATATCTTCACAAGCTTTCTCCCAACCATTCCATTCATAATAATCAAGAGGCTCACACTCAGTCCAATAATCAGAAGGCAAAGGACCATGCCAAAGCTCCCAATTTAAAGCACGATCAGCATCACTCAACTTATTCCAATCAATAGAAGGAAAAGCTTCTTTGATTAAAGTAAAAACTCTAGCATCATTCATTAGATGTAATCCGCCAATCCAATACTCTGAAGAGTTTCAAATTGCATATCATTATGGTCATACAAAGCATAAGCACAAGCTGCTTCTACTTCCAACTCATCCATGCAATAATCATACCAAGGAGCATCAGCAATAGAATGAGAAGTAAGACCAAGCTTACTCAAAAGCAAAGCATCAACTTTTTCCATGAACTTATCAAAATCAGGCATATTCATCCTCCGAAGTTAAAATTTTCAATCCTTCTTCTAAGCAACGAGACTTAAACAACTTAATAGCTTCAGCTTTAGTGTAGTCATAAAATCTCATAGTATGAAGAAAAGTTTCGTAACCATCAAAGCACATAGCATCAAGAATCCATGCACCTTCATGATTTTTAGAAACAGTAATATCAGGCATCAGATCTCACTCCAAACAAAATCATCAAGATCTTTTAGTTTGCTAATAATAATAGCCCTAGTTTCGACAGGATTAATATCTACAATCCGAGCATACTCATCATACTTCTCAATGCCGAGAATAATAGAAACAATCAAATCCTGCACCTCAGCATCATTCTTCACAAGCATATCTTCACTCAAAAGGATTCATCCAATTCTCATATTGACGCTGAGTAATCTCTCCAGACTTACACAAACCGTCAGTCCAATCATTCCAAGCAGTTCTAATCGCAACCTTATCAGATTCACTGTAAGCAGCAATTACACCGGGTAATACAACATTCTCAAACAGAGATACTGCTGTACTCTTTAACAACTCTAATCTCCTTGTTATGTCGATCCCATTCCATATGAACAATAGACATCGCTTGCTTCAAAGCATCACGATAACCTTGCTCATAACCAGTACGATAATCTTTCTCACGCAACTTCTTACCCATAAACCAACTCACCAAAAATTGCAAACTGAATAACAAAATCAGCATCCCAAGCATCATAATCATCAAAGATATTATTGGCATTAGGCATATTCATAAAACACTTGATACCAAAGATAAGATTATCGAGAGTAAGGATATGACTTTTACCCTTATTGCCATCTTCATCAGACTCTTCAACAAGAACAATATCTCTACCCCGAGTCAGACAATCAGAAACATAAGTTGCCCCTTCGGGATAAATATTATCAACAGGATGAGCGTCACAACACCAATAAGTAATGCCACCCTCAAAAGCTGTGACAAGAAGATCATCAACAAACTGGCGAGTCAAAGGATAGTTAACCTTAATACTACCAATCACTTCATGACTTGTATCAGTAATAGACATTTCTAACTCCTAATTCTTGATTCGGAAATAAGGACATAATAACCATTGTAAGGATGAAACAATGTAACTTCATCAGGATAAGGCAAATCGACATTAGGAATCCAATTAACATCTTTATTCTTAAACGCAGGATTCATCTTACGCAACTCATCAATAGTAAACCAGCCATTGAAAATAGAAGGCTTATACTTCTTCTTCTGCTCATTCTCATAAGGAAAAGGAGAATGTAAAAAGCTAACAGTAGTTTTGTACTCAAGCATCAAAAAACCTGCTCCCAATCTTTGTAGTCAATACCAAACTCATAAATAGAATTCTCGCAACCACAACTGCAAGAAATACAAATTTCCCAAATCTCATCTTTTGGTTTCCAATCAGGTCCAAAAGGAGAAGCACCATTGCATCCCTCAATAAAGCATGGACGAATTAAAACAAGATTTTCATAACTGGGATAACTGAATGTTGGATCACTCATTCTCAATCATTTCCTTTCTAAGCTTTTCATCATGCTCAGCAATATTCTGATCAATCCTACGAAACTTCGAACCGGAAGGATTACCAAAATACTCATTAACAGGGCCAACTTCTTCGCCAGCACCATACTCAAAAACACGAAGATACCAATTACTGATATCTACACCATAAGTATTTTCTATAATCCTAGCCGCTTTTCTAGCAGCTTCATCAACAGACAGAGCTTCCGAAATATAAATCGGCAACCTAGCTTCTACGACATAGTAATTTTCATTAGCCATGAAACAACTTTCTACTAAAGACAGACGGCAATCAAAACAGGAACTGCAATAAAGAGCAGAATAATCGGAGCAAAAACCATGAATACTCCGACAATTACAATTGTAGCCAAGATGATTGCAATAGATGCCATGATAATTTCGTACATATACTTCCTCCAGTCTACCTTATGGTAGTCTCATCAAGCCTCCCAACCACTAAGTTTAATGAGAAGCTTACCGATATGATCATCAGCAGTGCTACGAAAAGCAGAATCATCATCACCAAGACCAGTTCTAAGATGATCATACTCATGAACAATAGTACCAACTAAAGTCTCTAATGTATTGAGAGCATTAATCGAAAGATACACACTATTCTTATTCATGTTGGCCACACCAAGAATAGAATCTTGCTCACCTTGAGGAATAAAAAATCTGAACTCCTTAACGTAACTATCAAGATCTTTGATGTAACTCCTAACAATATTAGCAGCAGTATCAAACTTATTCTGCTGACGTTCAGCGAGAGAAACAAACTCATATTGAACCTCATCACCAAGAATTGAATCAGCACAAGGAACACCACAACGCTGAAGAATAGCGTAAAGAAAAGGACTTTTGATTTCAACAGTCTGAACATTACGCAAAGCGAATTGCGCTCTAAAACGCATAAGTTCAGGTGTTACGGCAATAGCTTCGCCGTGAATATTACTCCAAGCAACACCGAAAGCACTAGACGCATTATATCCATCAAACCAAGTCTGAACATTATGAACAGGAATATCCCACTCCCAACGATCCTCATTAGCGTTATGAATAAGGTTTTCAGCAACACTAACATGATCAGGATAAGTACTACTAAGATAACTGAAGACTCTAGTAATCCTAGTATTCAGTTCATAAGTATTACGAACACGACGTTCCTCATTCAAAGTGATAGCAGGAATCTCATAGTTAAACATTGGCAACTTAGTTGAATCATTATGAACAAGAACACCCTTGTAATAAAAGTTACACTCATGATCATAAGGTGCATAAATCTTATCTTTATCATTAACAACAGCAATAGGCTCACGATTGATAGAGAAATACTTATCAAAACTATTGAGAATATTGATAAGAGCAGGATCAGCAGTCAAATAAACTGCAAAAACACCTGCCTCATACTTAACCTCATCAACAATATCGATCGAATAACTATTGCTAAACTCTGTGAACTCATCAAGAGCATTCGAAAAAGCCTCACGAAAAATCTGAAACTCATTATCCCAAGAAAGCACACCCGCTTCAGCAACAAAAGAAGAAGGCTTCAAATACTCATCATCATAAAGATAATAAACACAATTGATACCGCCTTCTTCCTTGATAACATATTCCATCTTATATGGGCCAAGATCATCTTCACCAACATTAATCCATTCCCAATCATTACGCAATGCAGCAATTGGAGCAAACTTTGAACCCGAACCAAATTGGCCAATTGTAATCTCATTATCACGTTTAGTTGAAAGACCCAACTTCTCAAGATAAAGACGATTTACACCATCAGCTTTATTCGCAATCCTAATATATGACATCTAATGACCCTTTCTAGGGGCGATAATTGGGGACTTCGGAGTAAGACCAAATTATCAGAGATTAGTGTCACCGTCAAATTGATGACCTAGTTTTTCAAAATGATTTTTTTGAGTCACGGAAAGAATGAGCCGCCAAAATGAGCACCCCTACCTAATTATGCAGCCAATCATGCCCAGCAAATTAGGTACATAAATACGTCAATATTTAACATAAAAAAATGGGCACCTAATTAGGATGCCCATCTTTTTGAAAAAAGTATTCAGTTTTTAATTAAAGGAAGTTTATCGCAAACCTAACTTGGCAGAACATCCCAGCCAAGCTCCCCAACCAGAAACAGCTAAAACTTTCTCAGCGATCTCTATTTGTTGTTCTCTACTAGCTAAATCAGCAGTTGGAGCGTAATCTCCGCCACCCATATTTAACCAAGTTCCCGGTGCAAACTGTACACCACCATAATAACCATTACCTGTATTGATACTCCAATTGCCCCCAGATTCGCATTGTGCAATGCTATCCCAAATAGAACTATTAACAGGAGAAACAGGAACAGAAACAATTTCCTGCTTCTTTACAATAGGCGATTCTACAACTGGAGCAACATAAACTGTTGTAGAACTAGTCACCGGAACTTCTACAGCAATAGTGGTAGTAGTTGTTTCCTCCACAATTACCGGAAATACTTGTTCATTAGATACACTAATATCTTTCTTATCAACACCCGCAGCTTCTGCTGAAATAGCAAGAACTGCGCTTACAACTAAAATACTAATTACAATACTAATAAATGTTTTTCTATAAACAGACATATAACCTCTATTCTACAGTCTCCTCTCTATGAAGGAAATGGCTCTATAACAGGTATATTTCATGCCCCGCATAGCTGGCTCTTGCCAGTCGCCCATCTTCATATATGTAAAAATGCCATTAGTATCAATGACTTGAACATACTCTATATATGTCCTATTTGCATGGGAGAATTTCAAAAAATCAAGATAGTCCTTAAATATCTTGATAGTCTATTATACCAATAATAGACCTACTTGTCACTCTTCATCAACGATATCGAAGACAACATCACCAATGAAAAGACTTCCGGGCCTATTGGCCTCCATATCAGAATATACCTCAACCTGATGAATATTTTGTTCTCTATCAAGAACAATCAATACAGGCCAAACATCTCCATCATCAACAATTGTTTGACAATCAAGAATAGTTCCACCAATAAGTTGATCAAGGTATTTCTGCAAACCTTCCTTATAAGCCCCCATATTATATGCCCCGTCCGTCGTCATTATTTTTCTCCATATCTTTTGTGATTACATTACGAAGATCAAGACAAAAGTCTTGGATCTCATTACTGCTTATAAGGCTCACATTTGATGCCCGAGCCAAGAATGTATCAATGATAGAGAGGAACTCTCCGTAAGCTTCTACGGAGAGTTCCTCTTCATCAATAGAAATAGCGCTCAATCTTTAGTCTTAACGTCACTCTTTACTGCACGACGAACTGAACTCTTCTTGTCATCAGATTCCGAAGCCGGAACTCCAACGAAGTAAACATCACCAATCTGGTGATCATCTTCATGGCGAGAAAATACGATACTAACTCCCAAGCCCATGCTATGTGCAGCCTGACGAATACGCTGCTGCAAAGCGTTATACTTATTGCCAAACTCAATGTCCTTGATCATCTGGGCGGAACCAGAAGCAAGAGCATTCTGAATCTGAATACGCTCCTCAGACGGACGAGCACCACCACGGCGCACGCTGGGGATAGATTCTGCTGACTCAATATTAAGCATTTTTTCTCCTAATGTAAAAGGGTGAATAAACCGCAGCGTCCTGCTGCTCCGACCAGTATAGCGGCCCTGCGCCGAAAACCTACCTTCGGGCAGGATTTTTTCTAATCGCTCATTCTAACCGAGCATATCTATAAGCAACCTATTTGACAGCAACCGGATTTTTAATCTCACGGCCTTTCTTGAAGAAACTTCCTCCCCATACACCATAACAATCTTTCTGCTCCAATCCCGCCTCACGACACTGCTTTTTAATCTCGCATCTATTGCACACAGAAAGCACAACAAGCTTGTTCTTCGGTGTCATCTCTTCAAATTCTTCAAAAAACATAGAAGTATCCATACCCCTCTTCTTACAAAGGGCTTTGTTTAAATCAATATTAATCATTAGTCTCCTAGATTATTTCAAGCCATCCCATAATATCATTAGGGATCTCTTTTACTAATTCATTATTTTTATTATCTGCGTTAATTCTTTTTATTACTTCCTCATCAGCGTCGCTATACATGACATTATAATTCTCTTCATCAAGGATTTCTATGTCAATCTCAAAATCTGATACTAAATTAGAAACGCACATAAACGCTGCGCCAGCAACAGAATCCGCAAGATCCTTGCTGCCAGTAGTAGGATGGTCAACCTTAGTATTATTGATAAGTTTCAGTTTAAGAAGCTCATCCTCGACAAGAATCTCATTCCAATATCCTCTAAGTCTACCATCATAAATAGCAGTAGACAACGTGTCGTAATCTTTTTTAGCAACAGTATGAAGATCAGCATTAATATTCAAAGCACGCAATGACTGAATCATATCAGCACTATTCCATTGATCGAAAGTAACCGAAACAACAGTGAACTTTCTAGTCAGATCTGAAATCGTTGAGCGGATCTCAGCAAAAGGAATCTCAGAATTATCTTCGGCCTTCCAGCTTTGAATATAATCCATCTCTATAACAGGAAGATTTTCTACCCCGCCAAGAGTCTTGATCTTTTTGAAACCCGGACAGTGAACCATACACAAAGCAGCCCTATCCCGCTTAAGGCCTAAATCGATATGAATATACCTAGGGTGAGTATCAGCACCGTTGAACCAAGTCTTGAAGCGCCCCTCATCATCCATAGGATTCTCTTTGAAGCGGAAAGCAGAACGAACAGACTCTGGATCACGGAAGTACGCATCAACCATCTCAGGAGGCTCGCACATGAAACGAGCCCTAGCCATAATCGGATCACGACGGAACTCATTCTCAAACTCCTCACGATGACGAGTAGGGTTAACGTCCCAAGTTGCGGCCTTCAGGCACCAAGATGTAGCCTCCCGGTAAAGCCCGGTATTGCCAAGCTTCTCATCAAGCATCACACCACCATGCTCATGTAGATCATCAATTACGGACTTATATCTCTGCTGGATAAAGTCGCCCTTGAAACGAGGGAAGGAAAGTAAAACCACTTTCCCAACACTAGGGAAACGAGAAGTAATTGAAGCTCTAGCCATGTCATAAATCTCAGAAGCAGAACCTTTATTTCGAAGCTGCCCCTTAAGTTCGACATCAGTCTTGAAAGCACTGATCTCATCAAGTACAACAGTCAGAACCTCATAACCCTCCCAGCCTTCAGCCTCAGAGTGACCAGAGAACATTCGGACAGGACGATCAAACCAAAATATCTCCTGAACTCTAGGCTCAAATCCAACATCATTTGCCCAAGGTGAAGCCAGCAAAAGATTCTTCAGCGGATCAAAGAAAACCTGCTGAGCCTGCTTAGCATTAACAGCAAGATTCACAAGATCAATGTAAACACCATTAGCTTTGCCGTAGTAACCAAGAGGGTCGCGAAGGCAATGAAGAAGATAAGAAATATAAGCAAGCGAAACTCTAGACACATGATCCTTGCCCGAGCCTTTACCAAGCTGACAGATAACCTCGTTCACAGTATACTGCTTATAATAAGCAAGGCCTGCTTCTTCACCCATAAGTTGAGCAAGAGTCTCTGGTTTGAAAATCTGTGTAATACGACGAGCAATCTCAAGCTGAATGTCGCTCAAAGGGGGAAGACCAAGAAACTTCTTATCAGTAACAAATCTTTGAATAGGAATAGGTTCATCATTCAAATCTTCATTCTTAAGAAGTCTTTCAAAATCTTCGAAGTCAATATTAGCTCCGTAATAATCTTCACCCATGATTCAACTTCTTTCGAAAATAATGAACAACATACCCAATAACTCTGATTGGATCATACTTCTGCAAAAAGCTTGGAGCAGCCAAATGTTTTGCAATAACAACTATCGCAGCCCAGACAGGCCATCTCGCTACTGGATGATCAACTGCTTTCCAGCATCTATCAGAAAAGGTTTCGTAAGTAACTTTTCCAGCACCATCATCTGAAGAGTGATTTAATATAATTGCAATGATGTCGTAAATTAAAATATAAAGGCCCAGAAAAATCCAAGCCTTCACTGCTCTCTTAGGAAAAACTTCACTCAACAATCTCTGCGTCTTCAATGTCATCATCGTCTTTATCGCCAGTAGGATCGAAGTCTTCTTCGTTCATCATAGCAAATGCTTCTCTGAGCATGACTCTAGCTTTCGGCTTACAAACTTCACAATCAGCAACAATATCTTTGATAACTTTGGAAATAATCTGATTTACAGTTTCAGCTTTCTGCATTCGGGCAATATATTCGCCATCAGTCTTTGTTCCACCCATAAGCTGATGAAGTTGAGCTTTCTTAGTTGCGATGTCAAGACAAAGCTTCAGAGCCTGATTTCTAGCAGAAACCATACCCTCTCTTGTTGCAATCTCAACACTCTCCCAAGACTCCTTGGAGATCTCGTCAAACTCAGCCAAAGCCTTGACAGTATTGTACTGAACTTTCTCAAGGAAATAAGGATCGTCTTCAGCCCGAGTTTCTAAATATGTTTTATACTGCCCAATATAAGTCTGGACAGTATTAGGTGAAAGCTGTTCGAGTTCAGCAATCTCAGAAAGAGAATAGCCTTTTAGATGAAGCAAACCTACTTGCTCAACTTTATTGGCTTTATCAAAATATGTTTCTGCTTTTTCTAGCTTTTCACCCATGACATACATTATACCACAAAGACTATAACTTAAATCTTCATGCTTCTGCGCCCACGCGCTCCGGTGGCTTTGCGCTCAACAACAGCAGCAGCCTCAGTATCATCATCAGGAAGATTCCCACTAAGCTTCTCAATCTCATGACGAAACTCAGCAACAAGAATTACAAGAATCTTCTCAACCATTTCCTGATTATAATCAGAACCAATCATATATTTATTCAACAACTTCTTGGCGTGTTCGTAAGAGCCGAACTTCAGCAGTTCACGCTCAACGACTCGCAGCGTTTCTTTCGCAGTCTTAGACATTTAGATCTCCTATGCATCTAGTTAACATGTGCAACGTAGGCATTGTACCACGACAAAACGAAAAGCGGACAATCATTTTCCCTTTTTTCTGGCCTTGGCCATAGCACGCATTCTTTCCTCACGCTCTCGTGATGGACGCTTACCCATAGAAGCAGCCTTATTGGGCCCCTGGGTATTAGCGCCCATCTTCCTGCCCTTTCCTCTGAACTTCAGAAGATCAAATTTTACCAGCCAGTTATAAACAGCCTGTGGGGTAACTTTAATGTTATACTTCTTCTCAAGAATTTCAACAATGTCCTTGAGATTCAAACGCTTCTTAACATAATGGTGATACAACCATTCACGATCTTTATAAGGTTCAAGCGCCATCATCAACTCCCTTGTTGAGTAAATTTAATCCATAAAGACTTATACCAATAGCATCGCAGATGTCATTGTCATTAATATGACTTAAATCTGGAATTTTTCTATGGATGATATTAATCGTTCTTTGCTTTCTTTCAAAAGCAGCCATCTTTTTTGATTCTTTTTCCCCAAATTGCTTTGTCCAAGAATCTTTCTCAGCCTTACTAACATTCTTATATCCTATAAAACTTTTCCAATTAGCAATAGTTACTTCTGAGACACTACTGCATTCTTTAAGGCATTCTCCCAGCAGATGACCTGATACTTGAGAAAGAATTCTACTAGTAGCAGGATTTTGGATATAAATAGGTTGTTCAATAAAAATATTATCAATAATAGTCGTACCAAAAATCTTTGGTACAGCAGTAGAGATAATCATGAGTTTAGAATTTAAAGGAAAGTTATTGAGATTAATCTTGGCAATCTTGATCAACCTAGTTCGCTCCGGAGTCTGCTCTATAATAGAAAAAGCAATAACCGTAGACGAAGCATCTATCCCAACAACAGTCCTAGCCTTCAAGCGACCAATTTTCAAAGTCCTGACGAGGCTCATCAGTAGCTCCAGTCGTCACGAAGCTTATTTTCATCCCAGCCCCAACCTGCGAGTCTGTTAATAAGTCTCTCAGTCTTGCAGGCTTCGCAAATATTTTCCTCATTATATGAGGAGAGAATAGTCTGGCAAGACTTTGTTTTGCAAACTCTAGTCTTATCAGCCCTTCGCTCTTTCTTCTCATAATACCTATTCAGAACATTTTTATTTGTAACAATCTTTCGGCACTCTATACTGCAATAAACAGAATTATGAACATTAGGCACATAGACACTAAGGCACTCTGAGTTAGCACATATTCTTGGAGCTAATGTCATAACAATCCTCAACAATATACTTTCTATAGAAGTATATCATATCTTAGATATTATTTCTTAAAAGACACTGGAACTCCATCTTCCTGATCACTCCAGCAGTGATTAAACGCATCGCACCTCTGACAAGCCTGAGAAGTCATCTTGTGAGGTCTAGCAGGAATATTGCCCTGCTTATGAATCTCCCAGATCTTAGCGTACTTCTCAAAAATAGTGTCAATAAACTTATCATCCCGCTTCACAAGAAGCGGTAAAAGCTCAGAGCTATTCTTCGAATAATAAAGAAGAAAACCCGAATCAGAATTAGTGCCATAAAGATAAAACTGAATCTGTCTAAAATGCTCATCCTTAGGCTTATGATAGGCTTTACGATAAGCAAAACCGGCCTCATTGATAGACTTGCACTCAACAGGCTTAGGGCCATCCCAATCGATCATAAAGTCAATAAAACCCTTGACTGGAGCAGGTTCAGTGATATTCAACTCAATCTGAGAATCAAGAAGAATGCCCAGATCACTAAAGAATGAGCCAACAGCATCCTCAACTCTATTCCCAAGATCAAAAATACGTCTAGTCTGACCAAGGAACTTACTGTGCTGCTCATAACCCCTCATGCGGTACACAGCGAACCTAGCACACTGATTAGGATTAGAAGGAGCAAAACTATCACTCTGCTTCCAATACGTCCCATTACTAGCCTCAAGCTTCGCATCGATAGCCTTCACTAAAGACTGCTCAAGATCCAAAGAATCAGCAGGGACAACAGTCTCAACCTTCTTCACCGGCTTAACTTCAACCTTAGAAGTAGTTTTTAAAGTACCAATAATACTCTTCATCGGAAATCACTCATACTACGCTCCACGCGTCCGAGAAGCTTAAGCGTATTAATATTCTCCTCAAGAGCAGTAAACATAAGCATCAAAAGATCCTTACGCCTACGCTGCAAAATAGACTTATCACTAGTCTTATAATACTGCGCCCGTGCGCCCAGCTTAGTTCTAAGAGCAGCAAGCTTCGCAGCAGCAATAAGAGCCTCAGAGCCCATCATCGCATTAGGCTGATCAAGAATACGCTGAACAATCTCCATGCAGCCGGAAAATTCAGCATACTCCTCGGCGCTCAAAGCACCAGCAACCTCATCAAGATCAACCTCAACATTTGTATCCACATAATTTCTAGCTCTAGTAATCGTCATCCAAATCCTCCTTCAAAGATTTAATACTATCCTCATCGGTCATAACATCAACAATCTCACGAATTGTATCCTCATCAGTCCAATTTTCAAACAAAATTAAATGATGTGGACACAAAGGAAGATCATCTATCTCAAAAGGCATTCGCAAAGCCTTAAGAGCCATCTCACCACAAAATTCCATTGTAACATGATTCATGGCACGACAAAAATCAACATCAATATCAGCAAACTCAGACTTCGTTGTCGGTTCCAACTCTCTCCTTGAGTTCAAGAAAATCATCCCAATCGACAATAGCCACCATTCTACCATCGCCAAAAATAACTTTAATAAGCGGTTTATAATGCCCATCGTTCCATGCATCCTTACTGTGCTTAGCCCAAGCGGTAGACTTCAAAGTAAAAGTAAACTCATTATGCTTATAATCAACAAGCCATTCACCATCTTGGACAGAATCGCCCTTCTTGAAGCCACGGCCAGAATTCTTCACTGGCACAGCGCCATCACGCTTGGCCTCCCTCTTCTCACCCCTCATCGGCAACATCTTCACTATCAAAACTCAAAGTAAGCTCATTCAACTGGCCCAAAATAAGCTCCATATCCTCATCAGACAAAGCATTCACAAGCTTCTCAGCCCCATGATAACTCTCACCATTCCACTCAAACCAAGCACCCTTCTTATTAATCAAACCATGACGCACAGCAATATGGAACGCCTCACGCTTCAAATCAATATGAGCAGACTCCGGCGAAAACCAATAATCGCCCTTCGTGCCCTGAATAGACTTCTGCTTAGACTTATCAATACGCCAAGTCACCTTGCGGGAGGTAATACGCTCATCGCTATCGCGGTCAACATCAGCAGAAGCATCACCAGCATTAAGACGGACAATATTAGTAGCCCAATGATACGCAGCATTACCATACTTACCTTGAGTAACAAAATACTGACCCTTAGCAGCAATCGTCTGCTGCGCAATAAACACGACACAATGATTCACCCCCGAAATAAGCTCATCAGCAACCTTCTGAATAAGGACGCCCTGAGAACGAGCATAGATGCCAATGCCACCCATACCATCATCATTCTTATAAAACTGCTCCATCACAATCGTATTAATCGAATCAAAAATAAAGAAATACTTTGAATCCTTCTCCCGAAACATCGGCATGATCACATTCAAAATATCCTCAAGAATAGTAGAACGAATCACAATACGATTATCAATATCAATACCACAATGCTCCATCCACTCATCAGTAGACGAACCCTCAGCATCAACAATCACCGGAGTATAACCAAGCTTCTGAGCCTCAGCAGCAGCATGAAAACAAAGCGTAGACTTACCAGCCTGAGGATTACCCCAAACAATATGATAACGGCCCGTCCACAAACCACCACCCAAAATATAATTCAACCCAAACGAAGGAGTCGGAATGATATCCGGCTTCGGAATCTTCTCTCCACCCTTAATTACCAGCATACTTTGCTCTCTCTTTCTCAATATCTATAAGATTCATTTTACACCATTTCTCAGCAGAAATTACATTAGAAAGCGTAATCTGCCCATTTTTTCCACGATTCGTCTTAATAACCTTCCAATCAAAAAGATTGGTCAACTCAGACAAATTGCCCTTCACACTCTCCCCAAACATCGTAGTCTTAATCCAACCCGACGCAGGAACATAAAAATACGAAGACGACATATCACGATCAGTACGAGTCTTAAACTTCACAGTATTAATCAAATAAGCCAAAGACAAAGCCTTCCCATCAGGAAAAACATCACGCTTCAACCCAAGACCATAAAGAAAATCAAACTCATCATTCTCAACACCATCAATCTGATTCCGCAAAAACCTACAAAACTTAGAATCAGACTTCCCAGTCTCAACAACATTAAAATCCTCAACATGATGAATCGTCTGATCACCAACAATCGCAATCACATAATCACGCTTATTAATCGCAGCCTCAGCATCAGCAAACGAAGACACAACACCAGTCGCATCCTCAATCTCAGCACGAAAATAGCGAGAAGTCCGCTTCGTAGACTTAACCACACCACGAACAATATACAAATTGATATCCTCCTTATTATCCTGCGCCATATTACACGGCATAATAATATCATCAAACGGAGACTTATCATTCATAGTTACAGGATAATTCAAAAGTGGACCGTAGTAACGACGAGACTCGTAAGGAGAATCAAAACCAAGGCAATCAAAAGCACCAACCTTCTGCAACGCATCAAGATTATTTACCTTAACCCTAGAGCGAGCAACAGTATTCACAAAATGATCATAGTCCTCAAACGGGCGCTTCTCAAGAATCTCATTGACAGTCGTAGCACCACACCCTGCGATGTTAGAAATACCAAACCTGAGAGCATCATCCTCAAGGGAAAACGAAGCCTCAGACTTATTCACATCAGGGCCAAGGATTTCAACACCGAGCCTCTGAGTCTCAAAGAGATAAGTAGTGATCTTCTCTCCTTCAGTCTCATTAGACAAGGTAGCCCAAATAAACTCAGTAGGATAATTAACCTTCAACCACATTGTCTGATACGAGACAAGAGAGTAAGCAGTCGCATGAGACTTATTGAACATATAAAGAGAAGCCTTCTCAATATCTGCCCACAGATTCTTAGCCTTAAACTCAGAAATATAACGTGACGCACCAGTAACAAACTCTGCTTTGTACTTATCAAACTGGACAGCATCCTGCTTCTTCGAAATAATCTTGCGAAGCTTGTCAGCATCAGCCCAACTGAAACCAGCAAGCTCAACGGCAATCTTCATGACCTGCTCTTCGAAGATAAACGTCCCATATGTCTCACCAAGAATATCCTTCAGGATCTGATGATCATAAGATGTAACCTCTGTACCATCACGCCTAGCAAGATACTTCTTGCCCTGAGTAACATAAGATCCCGGACGAACTAGAGCGTTCGAAACAGCGAGATCATTGAAGCTAGAAACACCCATCTCACCAATGAGAGCAGCATAACCAGCCCCTTCAGCTTGGAAGATGCCGACGACGTTACCTGCTGTGAACTCGGCAAAAACTCTTGCATCAGGATTGTCAATATCAATACTATCCTTTGATACGTCTCTACCTGTCCGCTGTTGAATCGCTGCGATGCAGTCTTTAATAACAGTAATCGCACGTACCCCAAGAGCATCAAATTTAATGAGGCCAAACTCTCCGGTTTCATCTTTATCATAAGCTACGACATTAATCTTTCTCTTAGTAACCGCCTCCTCACGAACCTCAATGGGAACAATAGTCTCAAGAGGAACATTGGAAACAACAACTCCGGCAGCATGAGCAGATGCATTCTTGTATCTTCCAGCAAGACGCTCCGCAACCTTAATCACATCAGGGTGCTTCTTCCTAAACTTTGCAAGACTATCTTTTGTCTTGTACTCATCGAAAGTCTCAAACATAGGAGAAATAGCATTAGCTTCAATATAAGGAATAGCGAAAGCGCTAGATACAGCCTTAATCGAACCCTTGGGCTGGAAAGTGCCATACGCAGAAATACCAGCAACATTCTCCCCGCCCCAACGATTCCTCAGGTATTCCTTCGCCTCATCACGGCGACGATCTTCGAAATCCAAGTCAATATCCGGGAAATCGTTTCTTTCAGGATTGATAAACCGAAAAAAGAGGAGTCCATGCTTGACCGGATCGATATTCGTAATACCAAGAACATAAGACAATAAAGATCCACCAGCGCTACCACGGGCAGGCCCACGGGCAATGCCGTCACTATCAGCCCAACTAATAAGATCCCAAAGGACCAAAAAGTAGTCAGAGAAATTTTTTCCTGCAATAACTTCAAGCTCTTCATTAAGCCTGTCTTTATATTCCTGATTGTTACCAAATCCTTTCTGATCAAGCATAAAGAAAGAAATATCACGAAGATAGTCATTAGATGACATATCAACCTTGATATCTTTTGTATAAGACGGGAGGAACATATTATTCATCTTGATTTCAGCATTACACTTTTCAGCGATCTCCATGCTATTCTCAAGGATATCCATTCGATCAATACCAGCATTCTGAAAATGCTCAACTACCTCATTGGCATCCATGAGATACAAAGGAAGATCTTTGAATGAGAGCCTGCGATCAGGATACAAGATATCCATCTTGTGAATCAAATCATGCACACCACAAGCATGATCAAAGTTATCCTTAGCATGACGCTTCTGAGCAGCGTTCATTGATGATGTCTGCCCAATAGCAAGCAGCACCTCTTCGACACCCCAGTCTTGCTTAGTAGGGAAATGGCAATCTAAAGTGCCAACCAAAGGAATGTTATAGGAGTCACCATAGTCAATAAGCTTAGCGTTAAGCTCAGGAGGATTGTGAGGCTGAACCTCAAGGTAATAGTCATCCTTGAAGATCCCAGTGAAACGATTGAGAAGGTACTCAGACCGCTCCTCATCGCCCCGTAGAATCGCCTGAGACAGGGCGCTACCCATGCAGCCGGACAAACAGACCAGTCCCTCGCCAAACTGCTCAAGGTTAGAGAAATCAATGCGAGGCTTGTAATAGAACTGCTCAGTCCAAGCAACATTATTGATACGGAAAAGATTCTCCAAGCCCTTATCATTCTTAGCGAGGAGAATCAGATGAAAGCGTTCTGCCTTCTTGTCCTGATCATCTTTGGATACGTCATCAACAAAGTATGCTTCCACGCCAAAGATCGGCTTCACGCCCTGACTCTTGCAGGCTTTCTGAAAGCGGATAAATCCGCCCATAGTGCCATGATCAGTAATAGCAGATGCAATCTGACCATTAGTGCTTACAATCTGAGCAATCTCCTCTGGCGTAGTCATACCGTCAAGAAGAGAATACTCGCTATGATTATGAAGATGTGTAAACTGTGGCAACTAAATTCCTATCAATCCCTAGAGTAAAAAACACCAACAACACCGAACTCAATATTCTCCCAATTCGCATCATCATAAAGATCAACTTCTGCGAGATACTCGGCATACTTCTCGTAAGTATGGTTACTGCCCGGACTAGAAAACTTCCATGCAGTAAAATCTTCTTCTGTAAACTCAATCTTAATGTTTTGAGTTTTTTGAACTAATGCAATATACATCACTTCTCCAAAAATAATGAGGGAATACTGTCACTATTAATGACATAAACATCAACGCCACCCTCTTGGAGAAGTTCAATAGCTTCCTTCTGAGGATAGAAAGTGTCGGCAATTACTTTCCTAATTCCTGCGTTAATTATAGTCCTAGAGCAGAACAGGCAGGGAGTTGTCGTCAAGTACATTGTAGCGCCGTTGGTGCTAGTTCCGTTCATCGCAGCCGAAATAACCGCATTGAGCTCCGCATGGATTGCATTACACTTCCTCCAGCCCTTGCCGCTCTCCCTTATGAGGCAGTCCTCGGTACAATGAGAAGTGCCTCGGGCAGCGCCATTGTAGCCCATAGAAATTACCTGATTAGTTTCAGGATTCACAACAACACAACCAACTTTACGACTAGGACAAGTTGATCTTTGTGCAGCAGCTTTGGCGAGACTAATAAAGTATTCATCCCACGTTGGTCTATCAAGTTTAATCATTTTTACTCACTATATATAAGGGTATACTACTATACCGAGCATATCTTTTATAATCTAAAGAAGAACCACCAAAAATAAAAATAAGATCTGGCTTATAATCCTCTATAAAAATATCTGCGAAATCCCTCTCTTTGGGATTCTCATCAAGCAAACCTCTATAAAGCCAATCTGCATTAAACGATCTTCTAACAGAAGAGCTCCCAAAAGTTTTATCACTCCACTTCTCAGCTATTTTTGATACATAGCCTATCCCTCTATACGCAATATGAAGAGTATCTTTATATTGTATATAAAGACCATTAAGCATTGTTTTAATGACTATTTCATTTATTTTAAATGATTCACCACCATCAACAATTACACGCATTTGATGTCCCACAAAGAATCAATCCTGATCTTTGGATCAACATCTGCATTGAGATTGTAAGGACGATTGAGAAGGTACGATGGGATACCGGCCTCATGAGCGCCCTGAGCCATCTCAGGGTTATCATCAACGAATACACTCACTTCAAGTTGTTGAAGAAACTCTACCTTATTTTCCTCAAAAACAACAAAGTCTACAGGCACATCCCATTCATAGAACCAGTCCCAAGTATATTTATCTAAAGACTTATCTCTTGCAGTTAAATACATGATGTCATAATTTGAAGAATGGTGATTTATCCAATACCATGCATCAGAAAATGCTTTTGCATTTTTGACAGTCAAAGGGTTCTTCAAAATACTATCGATAATATCTAAAGATATATCAGGATATGCTTCACTCCAAGCATAGCCTGACCAATTCTTCCAATGATTAGCACTATGACCATCTTTTTTTAAGCGATAGTCAAGCTCTTCAAACAAGTCTACAACAACACCATCAATATCAAGAATAATCATTATGCTCCATAGATAGAATTTAAACTAAAAATATGAGTGCCGGGGATCTCTCCCCGGCAAACACACTCAAGCCCAATCGCTAGAACCTGATGAATCATCCTCAGCAATATAATAGCCAGCCTGCTCTGCGGGATTCATGATCTTATAAACCCTAGTAAGATCATGCACCGGAAGATCAGCAATACTTCCATGAGCATCCTTCGGAGCAAGAGGAATCAGATTATACTTAGTCTGCTGCTTCTGACCAGTACGAGAGATCTTGAAATCACGATCCATAATCGTACCATACTCACTAGCATACGTTACAACAGTTTCTGCAACGTGAGCACCAGTAAACTTCTGATCAAGAACACGGGGTTCCCAAACATCAGTCTCAGAGTTAAACACAGCAACATTGACGAGAAGATGCTGCTTGGCCTTCCAGCCACGATCACGAACAACCTGTTCGCAACCAAAACAACGGTAACCGAACTCCTCATGATCCCCCGTGCAAACTGCACTCTTACGAAAATCATTAGGGTTGGTATGGACAGAGACAACATGAGCGACACCGGCTTCGTCAGCAAAGTTTGCTGAATCCTCGGTAAGCTCCTGACGGAAGCGAATCAGATATGACTCACCAGACTTGATGGTGAAATACCGCTGCACCCTCTCGCCATCACCGGGGCCTGAATTGCCCTTGTTTTCAATTGTATTCTTTCTGAGATCAGAAAGAGTCTTGAACATACTCATAATTTTTCCTTACCTTTCGACGTTATAAACGTACATATTTGGTCTAGCTTACGCACTTAGGCGTCCTAGTTATTATACCACCTGTCAATGGACTCCGACAACCCGAGGGCAGGGAAGCCCTCAAGAACTTCCTCCAGAAGCGAAATCTCTTTCGCACTCAGGAGTATGTTTGATGTCATAGATGAGTCCATGAAATCAAGTTGGAATACATCATCAGTGAGATGTGTGAGGCGAAAATACATTTTCGAAACTCCAAGTAAAATAGCTTACTGCGTTATTAATATGCTCTGCTATCTGCTGCTCATCCATCTCACCCGGATCTTTATAATTCGGATCTTGAAATTTGACGAGATGCAGATCTTGATTATAACAGCTTTTTATAATTTCATCACGCATTGCATTGCCAGCAGCATCATTGTCAGAGAAGATGACGATCTTATCAAAGTACTTAGACAAGAGCTCCATGTGGTTAGTAGTAATCGTTGCTCCGAGAGAAGATACGACATTCGGGAAACCTGCTTGATGAACTTTCATAGCATCAAGACTACCTTCGACAATGATACATGAATCATACTTCTTCGCATTATTCAGATTAAATAAGACACTCTTTCTGGGAAATCCCTTTGAGTACAAATATTTGGGCTGAATATTTTGATCAATAGCCCTCCCGATGAAACCAATCACACGATGCTTGATATCTCTAGCTGGAATAACTATGCGCTTTTTGCTTTCAGAAAAGGCAATATCAAAATACGATAAAGTCTCAACCGAGAACCCCCGATCTACAAGATATTGAACTTTGTAGGTATCCTCAGGATAGTTCATTCTTATGCTATCAAGGGTTTCGTCCCATGAGTGATCAATTGGAGCTTCATCTTTAAAGATGAGATTCTTTTGGATATCATCTAAAGTGTAGTCTTTTACAAAAGAACCAGTCTCCCCGAAGAACTCCATAAGATCTCTCATAGATCCTGTTTTACCGCACGATGGATTGAAGCAGATCCAAAGTCCAGTTGACTTATTGATATAGAAGGCCGGAGTATCCGCATTATTATGAAAGGGACAATAGCAAGCTAACTCGCTACCATCATCACGAATAATCTGAACACCCTTCGCTTCTACGTAAGCATAGACATCAAGCATAAAAGAAAACTTTGAAGTTAAAGTTGCCCTTTTCGTTCATATCCCATGTTACATTTGTCTTACGAAACTTCTTTCCGGACTGACGAACATAGTCTTCAATCTGAGGGCGCAGCCTAATAACTGCCTCCTGATCAATTGCCTCTCCATCAACAACATGAACAATTTTCTTGCTCTTATACTTCGTGTTCATAAATTTCCTTCCACTCTCCCGAGTCTAAATTCCAACGAAGATAGAAGGCAAAAGGAGCACACCTTCTAGTCTTACGAGTTACAACCTGAAAAACATCACTGCCCATTGCACGATGAACAGCAAGCACCATATCAGCATCATAAGAAAGCTGTTTACTCCAAGCAATCTCATTAAGTTCGGGAGGACGCTCATCATGGCCATCATCCATAGTGACACCTGAAACGTCGATGACAGGCACACGATTTCTGACAGCAATACGCTTGAATGCCTTAGAGAGATTCTTGGCACGCTCAGTCTCCGATCCGCCCTTATTGGCATCATCAAAGAGTGTATGATAATCAAGAATTACAAGGTCAGGCTTGTACTGTTCAATCTTAGACTGAACAAAATGCTGATCAGCAGTCTCAATGCCATCTGAAGTAACAAGATGGATCGGAGGCTTTCCGTTAAACATCTCTTTAGCCCATCCCTCATAATCATCCATCTGAATACCCTTGCCGTTAGTAAGTTGAGTATTCGTAAATACTTCGCCACCATTGAGAATGGTATCCATTCGGAATTCTTCCTGAAGACGATCCATCTCAAGAGAGATAATAAGAGGAACATATCCTGCACGCCAAGCATTAGCAGCCATAAGGCGAGTCAATGCTGACTTACCAACACCAGTCCACCCAATAACAACCACAAAATCACCGGGCTGGAATCCTCCGAAATGAGCGTCGATAACTTTGATCCCACTAGTAACTCCAACAATCTTGCTATCAGGATTATCAATGCGGTCCTTGAGGATCTCAGCCCTCTCAGAATATTCCGCAATATTAGAATCCTTAAGCCTTCCCGAATCACGAATCAACTGTGCTGACTCATTCTGAATAAGCGTAAGAATCTTTGCCGGATCTTCATTATTCTTCAATGCCTCAGAAGCCTTATAAAGAGCAGTTCTCACGCCCCGCCCAAGACTCTGCTTCTTCGCATCATCAATATAAAATTGGATCGGAGAGTCTGAGACGAAAAACTCAAAGCTCTTGAAGTTGCTCTTCACCACATCTTTAGATGGTGCCTGACCATATTCATTGTTAAACTCTACAATAAAGTTCCAAACATCTGAATGCTCAGCAAAAACATAGTCAACACCTTGTTCGATACAGAGCTTAACTTCCCCTGTCTTAATAATGCTATTCAACAAATTCAGCTCATAGTTCATCGAACTGTCGCATCCTTTTTTCTGTCTCTTTGACTAAACGGTTAAAATCCTCCTTGGACTTCTTTGACTCAATAACTCTATCCCGGATCTTACTACTATCCAAGGCAAAGTTGTAAACGAGAATAGGGTCCGATGTTGCTTTCACATACTCACGAATACATTCAAGCAGAATATCAATTGAATGATACTTGCTATAAAATACTGTGAGACTGTGAATAATGTCACTCTGACGAGGTTCGGGGAGGAAAAGCTTCCCGTTCTCGTCGCATGACGACTGAAACGTAGAGAGAACTATCTCCGAAGTTTCTTTCACTTGTATTCTCAACTCGCTTCCATTGTATCAATAAACGATCATATTTGGATAAACCTGCGGATGTAAAGCTGCCATCAGTATCTTCATTCGCTAGAATACATGGTATCTGAACTGAACACTCAGCGCACAAGCTTTTTGCTTCATTTACATCATCAATATAAAACGACGTAAACTTTTTGTCGAACTTGCAAAGAGCATCTTTAGTCCAATGAACTCTAGAAAGATTCCTAGACATCAGGACTCCGCAAGTCCCCGATCTGCCTCAAGAAGTTGACCCTCAATCTGAGCCTGAACATCTTCCCACAGATTCGTCCATGCCTGATCCTTATCTTGCAAAGGATCGACATTAATGCGAGCGCCAGCATCAATACGAAGCGACTCATAGTTTCCAAGATTCTTAGTGATCCCAACGGAACACCAAATCATATTCTGATCATCCTTTTCAGGAATCAAATTTGCCATAACTTCCTCAATCTTTCTGATTAAGTCTAATGTTTCTATTCTTATAGTCAAGAGGACGGCCAGCAGACCTCCTCCTGCGGAAGAACTCAGCGAGCTCCTCCACCTGCCTTTCCGAGTATACACGGGTTTCCAGCTTTCCACCACCATGAAGGGAAATTTTCTCACCGGCAGGGATGAGCCCCATGTTTTCATATTTTCTGATGGTGGAAGTTTTTTTGCCAAACATCTTGGCAACCTCGCCAATCTTATAAACTCTTTTAAAAAGAATCGGCGTTATTTTAAAATCAACTACTTCATTGCTGTGAGAGTGATAATTATGAACGATAACATTCTCACGAATCTTGTCCACTCTTATCACCCTCACAACATTACCACTTGGTAGTTTGTAAAATTTCTTTAATTGAATTTTGGAAAGCAAAGAGTCATTATACATTACTCTTTACCGCTTCAGAAAGCTTTTTCTTGAAATTTTTCCAATCACTAAATTTTACATAAGCTTTATGAGAACAAATATAGCATCCAAGTTGCATAATCTTAGTATCATTGTCGTCAACAAAAGTTTCTTCTTCACAGACAAGTCCACCACAATTTTTACACTTTAACATATAAGTTTTCACTTTGCGCCTACACCTGCGTTCTCAAGCCTTGCATTCAAAGCAGTTCCACCAAAATACTGCTGGTAGACAACCTGAGCCACCGAAAAGACTACAGTGACATTTGCAAGAAGAACCTTCCAATCTGAAAGGTTAACGCCATTGTCAAGAGCAGTAATGCCCAAAGCAACAACGGCAGAAGTCCCGATAGCAACCCCCTGCTTAACCTTGGCTGACCAAGAAATATTCTTCAAAAAAGAAACAAGAAGGGGGACAAAGATACCGGCTAAAGCTGCAATTCCAATATTACCCATTTAATTCACCTCCAATCAAATTATCTCTAAGTCGCGGTAAGGACGATCGGAATCATCCACCACAAAAGTAAGAGTACCAGTTCTAGAACTAGTGCCCGTTAAATCTTCAAACCATTCGCTACCACCATCCATCGTGGGACACTGCATATGAATTTTGCTATCATCATGCTCAATTACCGAGAAGTGATGATAGTGGCCGGTTACAAGAATATTTGCGTGCCCAATGGGGCTGCCGTTGAAAGTTTGAGACTTCCACCACTCCTTAATCTTCTTCTGAGGATCAGATCCACCAGAAGTAATATGTCCGTGAGTAAAGCCAATATAACTATCAGCAACCTTAACCATCATATAAACTTCATCCTCTGGGATAAGAAAGTTAACATGACCATAAGCCTCTTCATTTGCAGCAAGAATTTCAGCAACCATTTCAAAAACAGCAACATCATCATTATCACCACGGGTAGTAAAGCTCTTGCCTGCTGCATTTCTATTTTCGCCATGATTGCCCGGAACAGCAAGAACGACTACCTCATTGAACATCTTAGACCAAGTAGTGACTGCTTTTGTCAGAAGGCGACGCAGGACACGCATCTGCTGCCTGCGATTAAGTTGGACGGTAAATGTTTGTGTTGCGTAATGCCCACCACAATTTTCCACCATATCACCAATACCAGCGATCACAAGGGTATTCATCTTACGTCCTGAGCGTTGCAATTCGCGGATGCGCTCAGTTACATTGTCAATCATAGTCAAGATGCGACGAATAGTGCCATCAGTACCATCGCCATCTGCCTTGCCCAACTGCCAATCAGAAAGACAAACGACAAACGTCGAACTCCCACCCTTGACCTTCTCAGTCATAGGGCGATGCTTCTTGATCAGATTAACCAAGTCCTTATAATCTTCATCACGGTATTGCGTAGTCCGCTTGGCTCTAACTCCGACTTTGTATGAATAAAGTCTTTTCGTCTCACCCTCACCGGCATTCGCATCCCAAGAAGAAATCTTCACGGGCTCAATAACCTCATAAAGCTCTGGGTCATAACCAAGCTCCGAAAGAAGCTCATCCCAGTCTCTAACAGGTTCACTATAGACTTCCGAGGTTACTTGCACCTCATCGCCATCCCATTCAATACCCGGCTTCAAAGCCGCAGGTGGCTTGAATGCCGGTTCTTTCTTAGGGGGAACAGCACTCTGCCCCTCAGACGGAAGATTTAAAGATGCATCTTCCTCGTACTCAAAATGTTTCATTATTCGTTACTCTCCAATTTCATTGGCTCTAGTATATCACCCTCTGTGGGGTTTTTCACAAACTTCCCGCCTTTTGTTCGATTTCCTTTTCTAATTCTTTCTTTAGCAAGAGCACCAGTCTTTTTGCGACGTTCAGCGCTCTGCTTCTTGCCTTCTCTGTGGATAGAACTATGCTCTGGGATTGTTGTCAAAAACAAATTAGCTGGACGATTATCTAGCTTTATTTCGTTTATATGATGGATAGTCTCCCAAGGATGCAATATCCTGCCTAAAAACTTTTCTATAACAAGTCTGTGTTCATATACATAACCTTTGTTAGCATATCTATGACTTGAATTCAATACTCTAACATAACCTTTGTCGTCAATATAACGGCCACCATTGAAATTGGGATTTCTCTGGCCGTTCTTATCATTACTCCAAGTAATAGTCTGTCTTCTTGACGCCAATCCCATTTTACTAGATAGAAGATCCTATATCTTCAACAATACAATTGATAGGAGCCTTCAAAATCTGGGCAGTAGGACTTGCATCCAGACTAAAGAGCGCAGCCTGAACTTTTAGTGTATGAGTGCCAGCACTAAGGGCTGTTGGGGTTGCGTAAATAAGGGTAGGGAAGGTGGCTCTTTTTTGAATATTATTATAACACTGTGTCGTGAAGGATGCCGTTCCCGAGCCATCAAGATAGATTGCCAACAAAGTAAGATAATCACTTGTCGTATCAGGATTATCAACATAGTTTCCATTAACAGTAATTTTAACAATTCTGCTGGCATCCACAGTAAATGATATAGCGTCCATATTGGTGATAGATGTATAAACTAAAGAAGTTGATGAAGTAGAAAAATCGCTAGTAGTTGAAGCCTGAGCCAGAATGCCTCTGGGCGAAACGTCTGCAATATCCTTCAAGTACTGCTCATTAAGCATCATAGCATTAAGTCTCTGATAATCAACGGGAACACCCTTGCCCCATTGAACAAATTTAAATTCTGACATTATATTCCTTTCAATACGTTGTAAACTTTAATTCCGGATTATCTATTGACTCAGAATATTGGCGAAGAACAAGATCTTGTTTTATGCCACCATCATAAGTTATTTTATTTTCAATAATCCAATATTTTTCATTAGAAATGCCGAGAGCATCGAAATTAATGATCGTAACCAGATCTCCAAGTTCGAGATGAGGCACTCCAAGGCAAGAGATATTGATGATTTTAACTGGATTAGAAAAATATCCAATAATTGTATCAGCAACTATTTGTGCATAATTTTTATTAGCTATAAACTCATTATCAATTGTTATCTCTTTAAGTCTAAACCTTCTAATATTATCTGCAAGATCGGCGGAAAGTGTATTCACAACTTCTTTGCTTTGAGAAGTATTGATAGGCACCCCTGATATTTCAAATATATTGTCATCCCCCGAAAGAGGATCTTGCCCTTGAAGTATTATAACACTAGAATAACCAGTTCCACGCTTAAAATAATAATCAATATTATTTACAGATGTAAGCGCAACACCCGGATCGTTCGCTGAAACAACAATCTCTGCACCAAAATTATTTGAAATAAAATAGTCAATAGAGACTGCTTTTTCAAATTTTTCTTGAGTAATAGCAGGATAATTAACTACGCTAACAGGTGATGCTGAATATTCAACCTCATAATACCTCACCTCTCTTGCCCGGCTCTGTGACTGATGCCAAGCAGGAGTTGTTCCGAACATACCACGCTCAATATTGACAAGTTTCTTTTTATTAATGGCACTATATTTAATAATTTCATCGTCAATTTTGACATATCCAGATGGAACCCATACAGGATCATCGACATTGCTCAATGGTATATAATTAGATGTTGGAGAAATATCTGCGGTAATTTTAGAAATAACTAAAGATTCCATTGTTTCAGCAGACCATATCTGTTCAGTCTTAGAGGCATCGAAGCTAGACTTATTTACTTTAACATTGATTTTATTAGTCTGAACTTCTGTTACAAAACTTCCAGTAACAATATTGACATTATCAGAAAAATTATATTGACTTACCTGATATCTATTGTCTTCACTTTGATGCAAAGTATTTCTATACTCATAATAAAAATCACCATACTCATTAATATAAAACATTCCAAGATCAGCAGTAGCGATCTTCAACATAGCATCCCAATAAGTTGAATCTTTGGCATAAAGATATTTAAAATTAGGTACAATAGAAATAGAAGAAGTTCTGTGATGATTCAAAATATCTTGATCACTCAAAACATAATCATAATATGCAAAATTGCTTACATAAGTTTTGAATCCATCGTAATAAGAACGACATTTTAATTGCAAAAAAGCTCCAACATCGGCCATCATGACAGATGGATTTCCGAAAGTCCCCGCCGCTTTAATCCCGTCAACATAAAGACGGAAATATCCGCCGCCAGTATCCAAAGGATCAGAGTTTACCACAGTAATTAAATGAGGATTCACTGAATCAACTGCATTGGCAGTTATAGTGTAAACAGTAGAGCTTATAGTAGATTGAAATTTATATATAAATTGACTAGAAGAATTTTTTCTAACTAAAACTTTGTAAATACTTGGAAAAGAAATAATTTCATAGTCAGCATCAACCGTCATAAGGTCTGGAGATTCAATATAATGAAAAAACTCTGTTGTGTAATTAGAATATTCTAAATCCTTCCAATAATCAGAACTTGTTAAAGACTCATACTGTGATTCTTCAACATTATTGTAAAACGTAGGGCCACCCAATATGCCATCAAAAGATGCTGAACCATTTCGATACTTTGGTTCAAAAGTTTTAATAGCAAGATCATCAACCTGCCTTTTAATATCATCTTGAACAGAAAGAATATCTGAATACACAAGCCCACTTCCAAAGTCATCTCCAAAAGGAGCAATAGTTCTCAATAAAACTTCTCCAAATTCGTCTTTGAAGAAACCAGCAAAATCACTCAAAGAAGGTGAGTACATACTGCTATCTAATGCATCTAAATAAAAGAATACAGAAGGCTTATCCCTGAAAACAAGATCAACATATTTTTGTTCAAAATAAATTTTTCTTCTAGGAAAACCACTAAGCATAAGAATATCAGCAATACTTTTCCCAGCACTATACCCCCTAGAAATATAGCCATCAATATTTTGCTCTTGCAAATATTTGGAGTAATCTCTAAAAGTCACCGTTACCTGCATAGAAGAGTCATCAAAGCTCCAACTATCAGCATACATTTCTTCTGCAACAGTAACATCCTCAAAATTTTGGGTCTTAGTTATTTCATGACTGAAATATAAGAAAAACTTTGTATCAGGATTGACATATTTACTATATGCAGAATTAGAGTATGGACTAAAAATTATATCGGTATTATCTAGTACAACACTCGCAGAGTTAGACGCTGTTGCGCCAATTGGAAGAGAAGCATCGTAATTATCTCTAACTTTAGATACATCAAAAGAAATAACATGATCACTTAAATCAACTTCCCAAATTGGATTTATAGTAAAAATTCTAGCGTAATCATAAGCATTACAAGTGTAATTTGGAGTTATTCTTATAGAAATAATATTATAGACATCATCAAGATCAATAGCTAAATAAGAAAAACAATTTCCATCTATATCAGCAAATTGCAAAGTGCTTGATGATTCGGGATAAGCAGTAGAAGGCAATGTACTGCCATCACTTTTAGTTATCACACAATTTGCAGAAAATACGCCACCGGAGAGATATCCAGTTGAAATAAAGATCTTGTTACATTTCAGCGAATCAAAACGCATTTCAATAAAATCTGGACTAGCAAAATTACTAGATATATCAGATTGGACTCTAGACATCCAGCCATAGTTTGTATCAACTGATACCTTTGACTCAGGACAATAATAATCGCCATTAGTTTGGATGACATTATTTTTGTTATCCAAAAAATTAGTAAAAGCATAAGTTAATGTTTCTTCATGAAACATATCAGCAACACGTTGGGGAACAAAAAATTCATCAGAAAGTTGAGAATTTAAAGTTGCACCATTAGTTATAGATTTGCTCAAACACTCTCTTTCAGTAGTTGAAAGCGCATAGTTAAATACAGAGAAGTTGGAGATGGTGCCATTGAAAATATCATAGTCGGAGACTGCCTTCCCCGCTCCAATCATAAGCATAGGAGTAAGGCCAGTAGATACATCTCTCAGAGGCAGAGAAATAATAGCGTCATTAGATGAGACTGGCGACCCATTATTTATATATAACGAAAGAACTCCATTATTTTTTACAATTTGCACATTATATAATGTATTATCAGATAAAGTTGCGCTGCTTATCTGCACAGAAGCTCCAGATGTATTTACATATGTTACATAAATTTTATCATCAGTAGTGTTCCAGTAACAATCTATTGATTTAGTATTAGCTGTATTGCCAATCCAAAATATTCCATTAATACCAGTTGTCGTAGAGTCTTTTTTTACAAGAAAAGAATAAGTAAAATTAGTCAAATCGCTTGAAATATTTTTAAACTGCTCCCGAGTAGTATTGGGCATATTTGTTGAAGAAAAACAATAGCCAGTTCCGTCAAAAACATGGCCACCCGTAATATAATTAAAACCTTTAACTGCCAAGTAATCAATTGCTGCACCATTACTGATGGCGCTAGTATTCCCAGCACCAACATATGTCGCATCTAAAGATTTCAAACTATCATCATCACGATATACAGATACAACAATATCGCCCGACCCCGGACTAGTGGCATCGTCTGGTTTGACAGTACCAAGATCATACAATGTAAATGTATTATATTTTGCTTCAAATCTATAATAATGACTAGTACTAAAACTTCCAGCAACAGAGGTTATAGGATAAGCAGTTCCATCTTTGACAAGACGAATAAATATTGTTCCCCCACTAATAGTGGAATACCAAGCTGAAATATAATTATCATCATCAATATATCTAACAACCGCCCCAGATCCAGCATATAAAGTTGAAAACTTAAAATCAACATAGTGATCTAGAGAATTAAGATTATAAAGAAGGTAGCCTACTCCAGACCTACTTGAGTCGCACACAGCAGATCCCACTGGAATAGTCCAAATATCTTTTGCATTACTTATCCTCCAAGAATACATATCATTGGGGCCAAACTGCCCAAGATTAAAATCTCCAGAGCGAGTCGCGGTAATAGTAAATGTATCTTCAATTCTCTCTGGCTCCAATACTTCTTTAGTTAAAGTGTTGCTAATATTATAAGAAGGAATACTGTAATTAGTATTGAGTAGAGGGTTTGGAGTAACTTCGAAGTCATCAAGTCTTCTGTAAGCAACCTCCATCTTCTCAGATCCATAATCAAATACTCTATGGCCACCATTGCGAAGAGAAGTAAAGTCAATAACACCCGTAGATGCTCCAGTATAAGGAACTGACGTAGAAGCTACTCCGCTATTTGAATCAGCAAAACTTGTATTTAATTGAAATGTATTAGCAGCTTTATTTTGAACATAATAAACTACGCCTCTAGAATCAGGGGACTCTGTTATATCAGTCAAGGTTCCTGTTGTAGAAAACCAAACTGCAGCCCCGTTCTCCAGCCCATGAGCAATAGAGTTGATCTGAGTTCTTCGATAATGAAAACTATGTGTACCAGTACCAGTTGTAGTGATATTTACAGCAGAACCACCGGAAGTCGTTGAGACTTGAAAAGTATTAGTGGCTTTATTTACAACATAATAATTAGTATCAACAGTAAGAGGTGAAGGTAAAGTTGTAGTAGTTGTAAACCCAATTACATCTCCATTATTTAAACCATGAGCACTTTTTGTTATAGTATCCGCACCAGTCTGGACTGAAGTAACAGTCTGAGAGTTTGATTGAACTAAAGATATAGTGACACTAGTATAATAAAAACTAAGAACACCCGTCCCCGGAGTTGTAATATCTATGGGAGAGCCACCAGAAGTCGCTGAGACTTGAAAAGTATCTGTAGTTTTGTTTACTACATAATAAGTGGTGTTTACAGCAAGAGGTTGTGGCAACAGCTTTGTGCTTTTAAATTTAATAACATTACCATTTGATAAACCGTGTGTATTTTTTGTTATAAAATCTGTGTCAATATTAACAGAAGTAACAGTTTTTGTAACACTGTTAGTGCTGGAAACAGTCAAAGCATCATAGTTAGTTTTATCCATCTTGATATGAACAAGAGGACTACGAGAAGAAATTTGTTTCTCATAAGTCATGCTTGGGCTATGAAACTTCAAATTATCGGCATAACGAATATCAGACATCCAAGCTTTAACCTTGGGCAGAATCCTCTGAGAATCGCTCTCAAGTTCATTCTTAAGATCATCCGAAATTGTTATCATGATTCCTCAAAAGCTACATCAACAGTCCAAATAAATACCCCGGAAGGAGCATCTCTTTTTATCAAAGACTCCTTATAGTCAGTCACAAAAACTGTGAACTCCTCATATTTGCCATTTTGATAAAAAAATCTTAAAGTGTGGGAATCAGAACTATCCCCAAACAATTTTACCATAGTATCACGGGCAGCGTATCCATCAATAGTGCAAGTGCTATCATCCGGCAAATAATCCCATTTTGTAGAAAAAGTATGCTTAACAGACTTGACATACTTCTTTCTAGTGCCATTTGCCAGATCAATAGTAACAGATCTTTCATCACGCGATCGATCAACAGCCGAACGCCCCTGATCAGTTAACTGAACATTATCAATCCAAATAGCTGCCGGATAAAAGAGTGTATTCCCTGATGTCATTTTATACTATACCTATCGTTATAGGAAGAAATAGTTCTTCTCTGCTGCCCGATCTTCTTACGTTCCTGAGGAGTAATCTTCATATCATATTTCTTCATAAGCTCATTAAACCATGCTTCTTCGCCAACAAAGGTTTCAACGCAGATATAAACGTCACCAGATTGCCCTCCGCCACCTCCGCCACCAGAAGACCTCGAAGAACCTGAGAACCCCATACTGTAGCCAGCAGCAGCCCTTATTGCAGCCCCCGCTTGCGCTCTGACGCCAAGCTGGGCAGAAGCGGCAGCGAGGTATCCGACATTAGCGGCACGATACTTGGGGTCAGTAGTAATAACATACTCATCATAACCACCCTCGCCAATATTAGCAAGAATACCATTCTTTCTATTTTCTACAAGACTACCGCCACCGGCATACTGCACAACTCCGCCCATAGCCATCTTGAAAGCTCCAGCATTAGCGTTATACATACCACCAGTAGCAGCTTTAACCCATATACCAGCCTCATTCTGTTTGTAAGCAGGGTTATCGGCAAGACCAGCGGCTGTATAAATCATAGGCTTGCCATTGATCCATATAGTTTCACCAAAATTTGCTCCAGTTGTATCTATAGAATTCAATGTTTTGACAACATGATTAGGATCGTTCAAATCAATATTAATCAATACTGTTTTTCCATTTACCTGAAGGACTTCAAATCCAAGATCTTTAATCTTCTGAATAAGCGCTTCTGCCTCAGCGGTGCCCGGCCTAATGCCTTCAGTCGTTAATTGCTTAAAAATCTCCTCAGCCTTGCCAATATTGCTAATCGTGACATCTCTAACCTGATTAGTGCCAATAATTTGAACGCCTGTGACTTCTCCGCTTTCATTTTTTATAAATTCAGCAGCAGCACCAAACTGATCCTGCAAAACCCCATTAACTACTTTCCACTGACTTCCCATTTTATCTGTATACACAGTAAAGTTTCTATTTATATTGTCACCGTGTCTAATTATTTCTTTCTCACTTACGCCAAAAGCTGTGCTAATTCTTGTTGTAGTTTTGCCCCAACTATCTTCAACACTCTGCGAAGTTACCGTCGCTTGCCTAGCGCCTCTCTTGTAAATATTGAGCGCAGCCGTAATTGTTTCATCAGTAAACCCTAAATAAAGAGCCTTATCTTTAATCTGATTTTCACTTACACCTTTATCAAGTAATGCAAGAATTTTGAAAACTTCACCAAAATTATGAAGAGGTTCACTTTCAATATAACTTGACTTATTGCTATTTTCATCCCTATAACTAGCAGTGCTGCCACTATATTTTGTGATTGCATTATCAACTTCATTTGCAGTGACGCTCTTAGCTTCAGGCCGGATGGTATTCATCCCAGCAGTAGTTCCGCTAGCCCCAACTGAGCCCATACCAGCACCAGAGCCAACCCACCTCAGAATGTCCCTTTGACTTGGCTCTCGCTCTGGCGGCATATTGGCGCGTGTAATAAAACTATCAAAAGCAGCTTTTTCCTCTGGATTGAGGGAAGCAAGCGCTTTTGCTGCACCAGTCGTGCCACCAGTTGGACCGCCAGTAGGAGTTCCAGCTTGAGTAGCAATGATTGCAACACTATTAGCTGAAGCAAAGCCAATCATCCAAGCGCTACGAGAGTCCTTCCCGGCCCTTAGGAACTCATCTGCAATTTGGCCATTAGTCTCCTTAAAGACTTCGAGCATACGATTCATAGCATCCTGAGCTACAGCAGGCAACTCTCCACCATTATCGACAACGATTTGATTAATCTGATCCATCATGCTCTGGAATTCACCAATCGTTGCCGGAGCATACTTAATAATTAAATCAATGTGATCCTCAAGAGATTGCTTCTGAATGTCGAAGGCCTCTTTTGCAGCCTCTTTCTCAAGATTAATCTGATCTTTCTTAGTAGCTCTTTCTTCTTTGAGTAAATCTTTATTACGATCATTATCAATGTCATTGATAGCTTTATTGTTTTCAGCAACAGTCTTAGAATGCTCAAGATCAAGTTTGCGAGCATCATCATAACGCCCCTCGTAAACAGCAGCAAAACGTGCTTTTTTATAGTTATTATTATCAAGCTCTCTCTTGTCAAGAGCTTCTCTTCTTTTGGCAAGATACTCCTGAGTTTTGAACAATTTCTCTTCAGCTTTTTCCTGATCGTCAATGGCTTTAATACGAGCATCATAAACTTTCATTGCAGCATCTTGAGCTTTTTGCAACGATGCCATAGCGGACTTTTTGATTTTTTCAAGCTCTTTATCTAGATTACTATAAACTTTGCTAATCCAAGTTTCAACCCAACTGGTACCACTAGCAGAATCAGCAACCCCCTCATTCATAGCCTCGCCAACATCAGTGCCCAAATCATTACCAGCTTTTTGAGCATCAGGCTTAGCCGCATTCGCTCCTTCATTAACAGCTCTACCAAAAGCTCCACCAAGACCGCTTCTGAATGTCTTGTCAAGATCACTTACCCACGAAGGATTATTCGCAAAATCCCTCATGCTATCGCCCCAACCATCAAGACTTCTACCGACATCACCAAGGCCGATAGCCTTCAAGATTGCAGAAGATCCACCAAGAATTTTGTCAACCAATCTAGCAAAAACACCGGCAACAAACTGAGCAACTGAAACAACAGGTCTACCAAGCAACTCATACAACATCGCTCCCGCATAATTAAGCGCATTAACCCAATCGCCAGTAAAAAGAGCGAAAACAAAGCCTACCATATCTTTCACAGTATAAAAAATCAACTCAAAAGCAGGCATCAGCCAGCCGATAAGATTGCCAAGCCAACCTAAAGCAGTACCGATGATTTCGGCAACCTTGCCAGCAGCAGCGCCAATACCCTCCCAGACACTTGAAGCCTTTTCCCCCTCAGACCCACCAGTACCAAGCTGACCAATAATTGACTTAAAACGATCAATAATAGCAGAGAAAGCTTCCTTGACCCTTTCGAAGCCAGCTTTTAAGGCATCAAGACCCGGCTTCATCGTAGCCATTATCTGACCCCAATGACTCTTTATACCCTTGAACAAAGTAATGAGAATAAATACTGCAGCAATAATTGCTGCAACAATTAAAGCAATCCAGCTAAACGCAACTACCCCCGCTGAAAGAACGCCACCAATTCCAGTAGCAAGTGAGGTAAACGCTGCCTTGAAACCACCGGAAAATATAGTGGCAATTCTTGGACCAAGCCCCGCGATGCCATTAACTGCACCAGTGGCACCAGTTTTGATGGCACCACCAATTTTCTTGGCAATAACAACAGGAGCAAGTTGAGAAACAAGACCGCCTTTCTGGGCGGCAGCAGTAGTCGCCAGACCAGCGGCCTGCTGCTCGGCAGCCACAAGATCCCCGTGCCTTGCTGCGGCATTAGTGAACTGCGCTGCAGTATTTGCATTAATAGCTATAGTTTCGTCTATCAACTCTAGTGCATTCAACTTCTCGGCAGTGGTTAAGCCGGTTGTCGTAGAAATAAGTAAATCTCTTGAAGCTATCAGATTTGCGTTAGTAATATGCTGACCATTTGACAATGTAATGTCAATAGGCTTCAACGCTAAACTTGCAGCTTCTGCATCAAATAGAGCCGTAGTTGCAGCAGCATTAGCCAACTTCGCTTGAGCCACACTAAGATTATTGCCAACTTGCATTTTGTCAAACTGACCCAGTTTACCAAAAACAGCATTCTTTATACCTCCGCCACCAAGCATAAAAGTTTTACTACCAAGTTGCATAACTCTATTAGTAGCTAAAAGTTGTGTATTCATCAAGGCTTGAGCATTAGTGATATTAGTAATACCCGGAATCATAAAGGTAACAACTTTAAGCAAAGACATCAAAGAGTACTGAGCCATTGCTGCAGTATATTTAATTGGGCCCATAGCTGCAGCAAAAGCGCCAACAGCAAGTGCTACCTTATAAAAAATGGGGGGAGCATCTTGAAGTTTCTGCAGGAAAGCAAGAAGCTTCTCACCGACAGCAACAAGAGTTGGGGCAATATTAGCGCCAATCTGAATAAACAACTGATTCATTGCCGTTTTTAATCTTGCAATAGCAGTTGTGGGATCTTTCTTGTACATCTCAACTGCGTGCTTATATCTTTCGCTTGGATCATCAATATCAATTCCTTCGATCTTAATTTCACCAGAATAAATCATACCCTTAATAAAATCGGAAGTAACATTTTCAAGTGTTATTGTTCCAGCAGCAAGTCGATCTAATTCAATTTTACCTGCAGCAAGATCATTGAAATACGAGTTCATACGAGCAGCTTGGCGAGTACCGAAAAGCTCAGGTGCGACAGATGCTCTCTGTTTATCACTCATACCATCAAACTGAGCACCAAGTGCAAGCATCTTCGCTGATGCATCAGACATATTGCCATTAGCATTGAAAAAAGTAAAACCTAAATCTGCAATGTGTTCTTTTGCTTTTTTAGTAGGATTAACAAGCCTCTGAAGAGCAAACTTAAGACCATGAGCAGCTTCAGTCGCAGGAATACCGCGATTATACATACCAGCAAGAGACGAAGCAGTAGCGGCAGCAGAAAAGCCCATCTGAGACATAACAGGGGCAACCTCGGGAATACCGGCAGCAAGATCTGCAAGCTTCACGGAAGTATTATCAGCAATAGCATTCAACTGACTCATGACCACATTGGTCTTTTCGATAGACTCCATCATGGTCAGATCAGGATCATCAGAAAAAAGCGCCTTAGTGGTTCTGAAGAACTGGAATGCTGCATCAGTATCCATATTACCAAGAAGGGAAAGATTCTGGACACTCTTGACATATTCATCAATATTCTTAGAACCACGAACACCTAACTGAACAACTTCCTGATAAGTATGAGCAACAGCTTTAGTGCTAGCGCCATAAGCTAAAGCAGTAGCATTAATTTCTTTGCGTAACTTGTCATACTTAACATCGTTCATGCCAGCAGCATTTTTATCTAATCCTTTGAAATCCGTAACTTTTTTAATACTAAGAATTTCAGTCTCAACAGATCTCCAAGAAGAGATAGCCCTACTAGCCATCAAACCAAGAGGGAGGCTGATACCTTGAATCATCTGCCTGCCAGCCCACTGCTGCTCCTTTACCGCTGCACCCCAAGCCTGCGTGTAACCATCTAGGTTAGATTTAGCAAGCCGAATCATCGAAGAGACTCTCTGCATACCAGAAAGTCCCTGCACTAAAGTGGGAGCACCGCCAGCAGCAGCCCGAATGCTTCTCTCGGTAGCAATGCCCGCCAAAGAAGTATCCTTCAAAGCAGAATTGGCTGTACGCATATTAGTTATAAAATGGCCAAGAGTCTTGGGCGTCGCCATGACAGCATAGCCAACTCTGTCCATACTCTCGGCAAAAAGTTTGGCGCCGTCTTGGCCATATTTGGTTTGCATATCAAATGCTTTACCAAACTGATTTCTAGTTACATTTGTAAGAACAGCACCAAGCTTTGATGTCTCCATACTTAGAGCATTAGTGCTTGCAATATTTTTATTACTAATTATTTGGTGTTTAGCCTGCTGCTGCTCAATTTTTGTTAATGTAGATAAATATTTTTTAGCCAAAGCATCAGCTTGAGCGAAAACAGAAACACTATTAGTAGTTTTTGCCATTTGACTAATTTTTTCAAGAGCAAATTTAATTTGGTTTAAGCTATCTATAACCGAAGAATTGTTACCCGGAATAGCATTAAACCTTAGAGTAATTAGCTCATCACTATTTGCCATGCTTTAGTCTCCACACTCACTAAACTGCTCTATTCCATTATAGAATAACCTAGATTTATAGGCAACCTAGAAACCTGCTCTTGGCCATAAATAGGTTCTACTTCACCGCTCTTGCCGGAATTCGCCTCCCAAGGCTGAACGTACTCAGGATCGACAGTTTGCCTCCTTGACGGAGGCTCATCTTCTTCAACATCTGCACCCATAGCCGCAGCGACAGTCTTTGCAAGACGATTTTGGCGAATCATAGTGGCCTCATAAATTTCAATAAGCTCATCAAGACTAAGAGAGTCCTCAAGCTCAAAAAAATTTTTCCACGAACCACATTCACAGAAAATCTCTCGCTCTAAATCTATAAGAGGAATATCATCCAGAGTAGTCCCTGAATCATCATCCCCGCTTACGCGTTTGGGTCAGTGCCCATTCCAGCAGCAATAAGCTGATTGAACGACTTGATGTCAAGAAGAGTCTCAAGCTCATCAAGATCTGCTGCAAGCTCAGGCTCAATGCTCTCAAGAATAATTGAGGCAGCCTGAACCATAAGGTCAACAGACTCCTCGTCATCAGAGGAAGCCTCCATAGACTTCATAACAGAATTCAGTTTACGAAGTTGACGAAGAGAAACAGGATAAATAGTTCTAGTCTTGTCAGAAAAAACAATATCCATACCCGGACGTACATTATTACTAGCTTTTGGCATTACACACACTCCTATAAGGTAAAAGGCTATTATAGCACAAAAAGGAGCGGATTTCTCCGCTCCCCTTTGTATTGCTATTAATTCTTAAGATCAGACCTGATCAACGATGGTGCCATATTCCCGGCCAGTAGAGCCTTGATCGGGAAGCAGACGGAAGGTAACCGGGAACGAAATGTTCTCAGCACGCTTCAGCATATGTGCGCTTGAATCATACTGAACAACTCGGTTGCAAGTATAAACGCGGGTCTTGGTTACAAGGCCACTGGAACCGGGGGCGGTGCCGGTGATCCTAATCGAACGCTCAACCGGATAAACTGACTGAAGGCCAATACGAAGAGTAGTGGACCCAGCAGCAGGCGTACTAGTCAGAATCTCATTTCCGGCGCCCGATGTCTCAAGGTTCCAAGCGTAAGCAAGGTTTTGAAGCGTAGCTTCAGCAAGCTTAGTCTTTACGGTAACCTTAATCTTCGAAACAATAACGCGAGCGGCATCACCGAACTGATCAACCTCAATGTCAACCATATCTGGCTCCCAAGAGATTTCAGCGCCATCCTGCGTAGCGCCAATATCAGCGTAAGTGCCGATAACACCTGCAGTGCTGATCTGGGCGATCTCAAGAACACCCTCGCCAGTAATAATATTTGAAAAGTTAACTGCCATTTCATTCTCCTATTCTAGAATAAATTAAAGTGAGTATTAAACTCAACAACATAGACCTTTAGAACACACGTTTGTGGAGATTTTACCTTATAGCCACTGCTCCATATATAGATTAACTGAATTTTACTTATAAAGCAAAATTAGATTTCTATATATCCAACCTCAAAATTGCGTGTAACACTAGCAAATCCATCACGCTCAATGGCTGGATACATCTCGCCTCCCGCTAATCTTGACCAGCAGAGCCTATAATCTGGTGTGGTGAACAACGCTTTTAAAGAATCTACGCTATCACCGATATTAAGAAATCCATCTATTAACTTCGCAATATCTTTAGCCCTAGAGAGATTTGTATCAAAAACATAATAAGTCAAAATTGATTCTCTCAACCAATATTGCTCAACGCTACGAGTGGCCACAGACTCATCCCAAGTGATAAAAGGCGCAACAGAGTCATCATAGCCATAAAGAGGAGTTATATCAATTTCTGTATAACCATTAGTTACCAGATATTGTTTTAACACTGGATTAATATATACACCTATCATTTTAACATCCTATAATAAGCTCTAGCTTGACGCTGCGCTCTTCTGATCGCACTATCTATCAACTCTTTATGAGATTTTGACCCCGGATGATCAACACTTCCCGCAAATTGTCCGCCACCAATCGGCATTGGGCCTGAGGATGCAATGTGATGCCTTTTAGTCCCATGATATATAAAAAGACCAATATTATCTCTGGCACGAACAGAAACATTTTGAACATGACTACCACCAGAAACTTGAACAATAAAATGTTTACTTTTTTCCCCAATAGCTTGATATAAATTTGCAATAATCAAAGTTTTCACCATATGAGATAATTGCATATTTCTTATATACAACAAGGAATTTCTTTGAATTAGTCTTTGCTCTACTTTTTTCATAGCTTGCAGATTTTTGATTTCAACAGTAATCATTCTATCACCGTCTTAACTCTAACCTGAATATGCTGAACTCTTCCAGAGAATCCAACGTGCTTATCAATCTGCATAATCTGAAGCCACCTAGAGTCAACAACTTCCCCGCCAACAGCAACTCTTAAATTCTTAAGCCTTGTAGTGTATGAAATATCGGCATCATGGGGAAAAAAGATAGTAAAATAATCTGCCTGCTCAATAGTAGGCGAAGTGCGGATCGCAGTACTAGATGCTGAAGGAACATATGAACAGTACTGATTTTCAGTCTGCAAGTTCCAGGAAGCATTCTCCTGACCCATATCATTACGGGTGGATACTCTGCTATAAACATCAACTTTATGGGCAAAAGAGATATGGGATCGGCTAGATAACATAATCCATCGTCCAGAGCACAAAGTCCATTAACAAAGTATCAACATCAATGTTGCCAGTGGAGTTTAAGATAGAAGGATCAAATTGAATTCTCAAAGAATCTTGCTCAATTTTTGTCACCCCATAACGACGATTTTCACGCTTAACGTCATTCAGAAGATCACAGATTAGAAGTTCAGTTGCCTGCTTGATTTCCCAAGGAACACTGAACCATCCCCAGTCGCCCGTAACCTTAACAATTGTATACAAAGGAAAGGTATATCGAACTAAGTCGTCTCTGCGGCTATCAAAGTAAGGATAATCAGTATTTAACTTAATAAAATATTTTGATCGAAGATCTATCGCAGCACGTTCTGTGAAATCTGACTCATCAATAAGAACTTCGGATACATTATTTAACCTCGCCCCAAGATAAATTTTTTCTCGTCCATTGCCATCATAAGAGATACTTTTATTTTTAATAAATTGAAAATCTTGCCCACAATAAGTGTCAATGATTCTTCTAGCAAGCTTCTCGTTTGCATCAAATTTTGCAGTATATTCGGGATAATCAAACTCGGGGTTATTATCAAAAAATTCTGTGCTAGTAATATAAATATCTTCTAACTTAAATTCAGTATAAGCATAGAAGGATTTTGTTGAAAACGTACAAGACCACTTAATTCTATATACACCTGCTGCGCCAAGCAAGTCGTCACTAATAGCGACAGAGTACCTATTCCCAGAAACAAGAGTTGGGGCTGCAGCAGCAACTACAACATCACCAAAATCATAATAAACAACAACAGAAACACTCCCATTATCCGGGGTGCTTGGGTAAGTAAAACTCTCAGTTACAGAAGAATAAAGAGGATAAGTGTTCATAACAAATTATAACACTTAGCATTTTATTAGCCAAGTTTATAAAACTCTTCAACCATCTGCTTGGTAGCATAAGCAAAGTTATAAGGCTGAGTTTGCACTAAGTTATTAGCAACTCCTCCATCAAGAAGCTGAAAAGGGTCTTCCTTAGTAAAGATAACATCTTCCGCATGATAAGAATGTCCACCGACCATTTTCACCATGATCTTCTCAAGCATCAAAGCGGTGGTAGCATCAACTGTAGGGTCCGGAGAGGCCTCTAGAATCGTCTCTGCCGTCTTCTTCTTTCGTTGTGCAGTAGTTTTAGCTACTTCTCTTTTAACTTCATTCTCAACAACTTCTTCTGTCATTTTATCTCCTAAAATACTAAAGCCGGGGATTTCTCCCCGGCTAAAGTATACCACATTTTAAAGGCTACTCAGATTACGACCGGACTTTGACATTTCTTACGTGCACATAGCTAGCACCATTCTCAATTGCGTTAGCAACACGAATGAACTGCGTGTACTCAATGGTGTCCTTCTTGGGCTTGAACTCACGATAGACAACGATGTCACGCTGAATGCCGATGATACGGTTCTGCGGGAACGTAAGCTCAACAATGCCGTGGTTGCCAGAGGCGGCAGTATAAGTGCCAGTCTCAGTCTCAGAGTAGAGTGGAACCTCAAGCAGCGGAATGCCGAACGGACGAATCCCACCGACATAAGCCGTACCAGCACCACCCTGAGCGCCACCCATACCCTGATTGACGATAGCATCGCCCAGAGTTGAACCAAAAGCAGCACCAAGGCCAGAGCCAGTCGTACCAGCACCAGCGCCGGGATTGTAAGTAGCGTTAGCGGAAGCATCAAGAGAAAGACTCCAGATGTAGTCCTGAAGCAGCGAGCTAGAGGTAGAGAAAGCAAGCTGCGAACGACGCTGCAGGTACTTGTTCGGAAGGGCACGAAGAGCCTTGTCGAAAACTGAGCGAGTAAGGTTAGCGCCAGCAGCGTCGACAACAACACCGACACCAGCAAGACCCGAACGGCCACGGGAAAGCGACTTGAAGCCATCAAGGGCAACAAGAAGCTGATCAGCCGATGACTTATCACCGTTAACCATAAGATCCTCAAGGTCATTTGAAGTCTGGCGAGCCATCATTGAAGCGATATGATCCTCAAGAGAATCACCCTCAATGTTGTCCTCAAGACCCTCAGTGGTAAGCTCCCAATCAAGACGAAGCTTAACAGTCGTCATCGAAACCTTCGAAAAGGTAGGAGTAGCATCAGTCTGATTGGTGGTAGCGCCTTCAGTGGCAACCTTCATAATACGAGTGCCAAGATCAACCTTATCAATCTCAACGGTCGGAGCGTTCATACGAACAATACGGGCCGTCTTCATAAGGACAGACTGGTCAAACAGGTAATCGATAAAACGATTTGACTGTCTGGGCTTCAGAATACCACCGCTACCGGCACCGATAGCACTATTATTTACAACTTTTTCTAAAAGATCTCTCTTATCCATTATTCACCTCCACTAATCACGAATCATAACCGAGGGCTTTTACGACCTCGGTAGGGACGAACATTCCGCCCCAAAAGCTTTCAGATTCGGCACTCTTGGCGAGAACCTCATCCTCCGCAAAACCATCGGCCTCTATGTCAGCCGACTTCTTCCCTGCACCTGAATTTGCAACCTTCTCAAGTTCACCCGAAAGCTCATCAGCAGCATCCTTAGCCTCAGAAACGGACTTTTCGATAGCATCGATCTTCCCGTCAACTTCGGCTGTGATATCGGCCTTGACCTTCTCAAGCTTCTCATCAAGAAGAGCGCCCAGTCCTTCAAGAACTTTCTCGAAATCCATTTCTTCTTCTCCTTCTGTTACAGACAGTTCAATGTCTGTCTGACTATCTACTGACTTAATCGTGACTTCCTCAAGAGCGAACTCCCCCGGACCCTGACCAGTCAGAGAACTATCGCCACTGACAGTTTCAGCGCGCGTTGCATTGGTGATATCTGCCTTCGGCGTAGTGCTTCCGACAGACTCCTCAAGCATTCCTCCGCCAACATTGATAGTTACTCTAGGAGCATTATCCATGTTGCCTTCAGAAACAATTTTAAGGTTGTGATTCATACTAACAACATCAACAACCTGACCCTTTTCAACAGAAGAATCTTTCCCAAACAGGAAAGATCCAAGCTTTGACAAAATATTTTGTTTTTGAGTATCTGTAAAATCTTCGTTGGCCATATCACTCATATTATCATAATTTTTATTCATATGCAAATCACCTTCTTTTTCATTTTTAGAAACCATTGACTCCTCCATAGTGTCGGGTGTTTCGTAAATATCATCAGTAACTATTGCTGCTGCCTCGGAAACAGTTCTGCGAAGAACCTGAATCACAATCTCCTGAGTAGGTGTAGGTTCAGGCATGATCTTGCTCATACGGTCTTCAGGTTTAATACCCTGTTGTGGCTTCTTAATACCACCACCGCCAGAGCCAATTTCTCCAGTCCCAATGGCTTTGCAATAAACGCAGTAAGAGTCTTTCATCATGACTCCTTCGCCATTGCAATATTCACAATCAGCACCATCAGACATCTTTCCCTCGCCGTCACATTCCGGGCAGGACATATCTTTCATCAAATACTCTGTATCATCACAATACTTGCACATATAATCATTTTTATTCATTTCTTCTGCGCTTTCATTTGAATCAAAATAAACTTTTTTAGAACTAGAAGACTTTGGATGATCAGAGTCCAGAAGGTCATAGTCAGTTATATACTTACTATTTTCTGGTCTACCAGTGCGAGAAAGGTATAGGAAAGCATTAACGCGAGCAATTGCCCACTGATTACGATTCATTCCGGGGCGATGCGAAGTAGAAAAAGCCCCCGCTCCGCGACGGTAAACTGCTTTCAATTGCCCAAGAGTCACCCGAGTCCACTCAGGGCGACCTTCCATTTTATCATTGTGCTCTTTAGCCTTATTTCGCAAAGCCTGCTCCGTAGCAGCAGAGACTGTAATGCCACCAGTTCTGCCAGATGCAGATCCGGGTTCATTAGCATCAGAACCACGAATCTGCTCAGAAGGAGCAGCAGGAGCTTTGCTTATCTCAGATATAATTTGGCTCGGGCCATCAACACTCATGCCTTCGACATCTGTTCCGACACCTTTATCCATAGCTTTAATTCTATTAGTAATAGCGCGCGCCCAAGTTTGGCCGGGATCTCCGCCCCACAAAGCCCAAGCAATTCTTCCAGCGCTAGGATAGCCATCGCCGGGAGTGAATCCCTTTCCTTGTTTATCAACCTCATGACGGGAAAAGAACGAGTGCATTCTTCGAACAGTTGAAATGCTCAGAGTATCTTTATTCATAATGTCTCTAGCTCTAGCTACACCGACAGGAGTTCCGCCACGATTGAATTCTTTTCTCCACTCAAGACCGCGCTTGGCCTCTGCTGCCATAGCGTCTGTCGGGACAGTATTGATATCAGAAAGAGCTTTCTCAAAAGAATCATTAATAGTCTCAATGAATTTATTAATCAGAATTTTGTCGTATTCTTCGGAGCGCCCAATGATAATCATTTCTTCAGAACATACTGCACAAGTGCTATCGCCACCGACAGCAGCATATCTATCATCTTCGCAGTAGAAGACATCCTGAACACTCTCAGCGACATATTCAAGCTGACCATCAACACTTTTGATCATTGCAAACATCCCTGCAGGATTGCAAGGATTATCAACAACACTTAATTCTCCAAGAGTATATTGCGTAATCTCATTGATCTGTCTATTCAGCTTTTCAGAAAGTTTTTTCTTACTATCTTTAACATAACCACCAATAGAGAAGCCGCGCAAAGTTCCATCAAGAATCTTCTGCCAAGTGCTTTCTGCACCCTTAGAAATATAAACCGAAACCTCAATGCCTTGATAAGTTTCGCCCTCATGCTGAACAGGAACTTTCTTCCAATCAACAAGTTTACCAACCGCAACAGGAGAATGCATCTCCCTAATATTTCCCACCCAATTAGAAAAAGCCTCAACGGAGGCATCAAAATTGACAACATCATCTACAAGATCGGGGTTATCAGCGGTAGCAATACCAGTGACAATCCTCTGCTCCTGATTGATCTTCTGAAATGGGAAAGTGAAGTTAAGTCCAGATTGCATAAACAATCCTCCGATCCTATTAATTGTAGATAAGATTTACTAAAAAGTCAAATTATCTAACTCTTAATAAATACCAACCATTTATAGTCGCTGTTGCAGTAGCGCTTGCAGTACCCATTTGCACAGTAAAGTCTATATATGTAGTTCCAGACATATCAGTAGCTGAAGAGCCATACCCAACTTGCGTTTGAGCGACAGTAATAGCATTCCATGTTGCACCACCAGCACCATTGTAAAGCATACCTGAAGCTAATTGAGAAGGAGAAGATGGACCAATTGCTGCAACATTTAAATCTACCTCAATCCTCCAAGGTCTATTATTAGCGGAAACGCCTATAGATATAGCTCCAGTAGCTATGACTGCAGCCGTAGAAGACGTAGACCCAATTTTGTATCTCCATGTATATGTAGTAGCTGCTGCAGCATTACTTAATAATGTTCCATAAGCAACTAGTTTATACAAATCTTGATTTTGAGCACCAGTGAAGTTTGTAGAAAGCAAAGCAGTTTCTGTCGTTGAATTAGATACAGTTGAGCTAGAACTTGATGAAGACAGGCGAATTGTTCCAGCCGGTCCAATAAGCGAAACTCCACCACCCCATGCCCCGGATGCTTTTGGGCCATAAATACGGGAAGCAGTTGTATCAATGTAAAAATCACCATTGACTCCAAGGCCAGAAGATGGAACGCCAGACCCGTTAAGGATTGTCTTGCCATCGATACCATTAGTGCCATTAGTTCCTGTAGCACCTGTTGGACCTTGAGCACCAATAGCAGTCTCAACCCAAGCAGAGCCATCCCAAATCTTAAGAACAGTCATATTTTACTCCTATATAAATTAGGATCAATAGTAGATGCAGCAATTTCTGGATCAATAGGCCATTTATTATCTAATAATAAATTGAAAGTATTTAATGTATTATTAATTAAATCAGAATAATTTACAATAGAAAGATTGACATCACTACGCTCCGCTAAATCTTCTTCAATTTGGGTTCTAAAATTTATAAATGACTGTCCTATCAAACCACCAAAAGAGCTAGAATAAGAAAGTTGTATTTCATCTATAGATCTACTAGTTAAAACAATAGTCCATTCGCCATCTGGAAGATCAGTTAAATTATATACAGACATTTTTAAAATATTATTGTCTGGGACAATATCAATCCACTCAGATGCTGGGCGGGTGAGATAATTGTGAGCATAATAATCAGTATTAGGATTTGGATTATATCCAACGGAGTCAACTTCGCGACTTCTAATAACTGACTCAAGTTCCTGATTATACCAAATAGGCATTTGAGATGCTAAAGCAAGAGCATGAATTAAAGCAGTAGTTCCAGTTCTATTAAGCCCACCAATAATATATTTCACTATTTCACCGCCAAAAGCGTAGAAGCTGGATAATAAATAAGAGTTCCGCTAGTAGTAGCAGTTCTACTCCCAGTAGCGCCAGAAGCTATGAGGTTTTCAGTAGTCATAAGTGTATTTGTATAAAAATTATGAACAGGACTATAAATATTTATGTTAGATCTTTCTGTCATAGATGCAGGTTTAATTAAAATATCTGAAGTGGCGCTCCAATTCCACCAACAACCAACTAGTATATCTGAAGAAGTAGTTGTGGTAATTGAGTTCGCTGTCAGAGAACCGGCAACGGGAGCGCCAACTACATCTATTGCTGTCCCCCCAGATATTGCCATTATTGACATTGCCCCAGAATACCAATTGACACCGGGCCAAGTAAGTGATGTCTCAGAACCTGTTGCAGTTTTTGTAAAAATAAGCCTTTCATAATAATCTCCACTAAAATTAGAAAAACCATACTGAGCAATCCATCCTGAAGGGGGATTATAGTAATTATATGTAGTACTTCCAGTTTTTGCATCAATATCAAGATTAACTTGCATAATAAGAATATCACCTGCAGCGAAACCAGCAGGCATAGCACAAGTCATACTAGAAGTAGTTGTTGAAGCAGTAGCAACAGATCTGAATTGTGGACCCGCAGCAGCAGTAATACGACTAGAAGCAGTTATTCCAAGAATCATGTTAAATCACCAACCAAAACCCATGTATTAGTAGCTCTCTTAATAAGTGTAGCAGAAGACCACTGCGCTCTCAAAATCAAACTTGGAGTAGCATTAATAGTTACCCCGCCAGCAGGAGCGATAGTTACAGATCCAGTACCAGTTGCCAAAAGATTAATTTGAGTCCCAATAGCAAAAGCAACAGATGCATTTGTCGGAACAGTTATTGTAGCAGCAGCAGAAACTTCAATCAAAGTTTGTTCATCTGTCAATGCCAAAGTATAATTGGCAGATTTAATAGAAGTATTCAATCTATATGGTGCAAAAAGTGAACCAGTAGAACTTGTATCAGCCCAAACTACAGAAGTATCGGACGGGGCTGTTGACTGAATTACTATCCCCGCTGGACCTTGCGGGCCAATCATACCAACTGAAGCTTCGCTAGCAATAGCAGAAGGACTCACAGAAATATTCTGCAAACCTCTATTGACAGTAACATTAGGGCCAGCAGCAGTTGGAGTGACACTAACAGTCGTATCAGTACCACTTACAGTAATTTCATTAGTGGTCTGATTAACCTCAGTCATTAGTAGGTAATCTCCTGCCTAACTTCAAATAACCCGCGAATAATTTTGATGGTATCTCCAGCAGTTCCTACGCCGGGAGAAGTACCAAGAGTTACTTCAAGATCATAATCATAAATACCAGCGGCAACAGCGGCCATAGTTGTAGAGGGAATTTTGATATCAATAATGCCCGTCGAAGGAGTTAAGTCAAGAGTTGATGTAAAGAGACTATGACCTGTTCCCGCAGATCCTGAGGTAGTAATACCTGAACCATTTAAAGTAGAAGTTACGTTAAATGTGGTTGCAGTTAAATAGATTACATAATAAGAAGTTCCGGCAGTTAATCCGGTTGGCAGTGTTCCAGTGGTTGTGAACTTCACAACATCGTTAAGCAAAAGATTGTGGGCAGAAGGCGTAGTAAAAACTCCCGGAGCAGCAATAGTTACAGTCACAGTAGAAGCGAAAACTGAAGGATCTGACGTACCAATAGATATAACAGGTGCATCTCTGTAAGCAGCAGCCTTAAGTCGCTCTGGATAAGACTTTCGAACCTTCATAGAAGCAGTAGCGCCAGTGCCAAGATTAATCGCAGTCCCAGCCGAATTCTTGTAGACAATTTGACGGATAAAGGTTGTACCTTGATCCGCCACAATATTATAAATGCCAACATCAGAAACATCATTAACAATCGTCGTCATTTTTCCTCCAAATATATAACCATTTTATCATCATATTAACTTAAAGGCATAAAGTTATGCAATTAAATCTCCAACTAAAATATAAATATTAGATCCAGTACAAACTAATGTTGCCCCAGAGTACTGAGTCCTAAACTTCTTCCCCGAAGAAGAGTTTACAGTCGCTGTCCCAGCAATAGTTACTTGCCCCAATCCAGTTTGGATCATATCAATTCTTTGTCCAACAGTAATGCCAATACCTATATTTACGTTTAGCGTCATCGCTACAGAACTGTTATTTAGCAAAAGTACTTTGCCATTATCTCCCGAATTAATAGAGTAAGAGTTTGCTGTGATTGTAGGAGTAGATACTGCCTGAGCAGTTGCCCAGTCTCCAGTGCTACCTTGAGGGCCCTGTGGCCCCTGTGGCCCCTGTGGACCTTGTTTTCCTACTACAATGACTTCCCATTGGCTTGTTGCTGGATTCCAGCTTTTGATTGTACTCATTATCTTTTCTGCACTGTTCTATTCATAAAATCAACCAATCTGAGTGAACATAAAGCTTGATCCCGCTTTTATTCTTGTTTCATCGCTACCTGATGCTAAGTTTCTTCCAAAAGCCAAATTCAAGATAGGTACAGAAGCGCCACTAGTAAACGAACCTTTTATTATTATGACATTGGGGGTTCCAAGGGACTTCACACCCATAGATAAAGCATTTGTGCCTGTTATTACATCACTAGTAAAAGCCGCCCCGCTGGTGTCTATCCCGCTTGCATACCAAGACAAGTCTGAGATGTTATTAACATTGAATTTTAATTTTATGTCCGCAGCGGAATTCCCTGTTACATACAAAGTCCCCTCAAATATATATTTTGCATTCTGTTTTCCGTTATCAAATGTAGCGGCAACGACATACGCTGAACCTGTAGAGGCCGTAGATACATCCCCATTGAAAAGGTATGGGGTCTGTTTGATGACGGTTTGATAGTTGGGACCTAGGGCAGGATTTTTGTTAAATGATGTAATACCCCCTACTGCTATCTCCACACTCGTATCTTCTATCTTGACCACTTCATTATCACAAATCCCGTCAAACAAAATGTCTTGCAAGCTACAAGGGCCTCTTTCAAGACTGGCATGATACCGCTGCGTTTTAAAAGTGCATGACCCTGACGCGCTAGGGAATGCTACAAGGCGGGAAGTATCGGAAGGGTTTTTTGCGGAATATTCTGCATCCGCAATGGAACCTGCTGCTCGGAAAGTGGTAGGGCTGTTAGCAAGTTCTCCCCACCAATAGCTATTTGCTGGAGCGGCTCCATCCTTATTGGGTTCAGGGGTTATGCCCCAGTCGGCCCAATACACTTTTTGACGAGTGGTGGGGACAACGGCATAATAATCAATACCAGTAGAAAGGCCTGTAGGGAGAGGCCCTGTAACAGTCCAAGACGAATATGTTCCAGCACCGGCACCGGAATAGGCACTGCCTGTTATGACACCAGTAGTAGAATTGTAAGAGCTGACCAAAATATTTATGTAGTTGGTGGAATCATACGAGACAGTTATTGTCTGGGATGGTGTGCAAAAGAAAGGAGTTGCAACAGTGAAAGACTTCTCACCAAAAGAAATCTCTAGTGAACTAGAGGAAGTGGTTTCATTACTAAAACGTATTCTAGCCCCTGTTGTCAACAGGTGCTTATTACTGCCATTTATAACTTTAGCATTTACAAGATGAGTACTTGCCGTCGTATCAAACTTCCCTCGAATGACAGTAAGAGTAGTTCCTGATACTGCAGTTACTAACATTATTTCTAAATCAACCAGCAGAAGTGATCCAGCCGCTATACCTGTAGCAGAGGTAACTGTAATCGAAGTAGCACCAGTACTGGTTATTGCAGCACTGAGGTTAGTACCACTACCAACGACATAAGGCTCCTCATCTGTATTAGCTACTACTGAACTTGAGGTAATATCATAAGATCCGTTAAAAGTGGCAATACCGCTTAGAGCATGAGTGTTTCCGATATGGCCTTGGTTAAGGGAGACATTGTTGATAGCGCCCTGATTTGAGTAGGGCTGGATAGTTCCCGAAAGCGTGCTGGCACTCGTATAAGAAATTGCAACACCGTTTATGGCGTCAATATACGTTGCAGCTAACTTCAAGTTGGGGGAAGAGTCTATTGCAAAATAGTATGTGCTATTTGAAAACGGAGGATCAAGTGGGTGGCGATTATTATTAGAGTCATCCACAATAGCAGGAGAAGTAATCTTTACGCGTGTGCCGGTGACAATAGTATTAGTTCCGGGAACAGGAATTGTCGTAGTATTAGTCCCAGTAAACTGCACAGTTACAGCTGTTGTTGAATTCGGGCTAGTCGCTTTAGAATAGCCGGTGCTTATATCAAAATCACATTCTCTGATCGAAGGTTTGCCATATGATCCATTGACAAATCTAACACCGCTAAAAAACACCCCGCGATTTCCCGCCACGGTAAGAGTGGTTCCCCCTCTCATAGCAGGCGAAGGTACATAACTATACCCATCAAACTTTAAGAACTGTTGTCCAATTGCTTCCTGAGGATTATGCAGCATGGACTGTGAGAAATAACTATTCCTTGAATAAAGCGAGTTTGCTGTAGGATCAGGTTGAAGCCAAATATTGTCACCAAATGGATATATAGAAAAGAAGTTTTTGAAATGCATATTGTTGGTATCGTCAGCAACAACTGTGTCCGACATATCAAACTGGGGATACGAACTCCCATCCCCACTTGCAAACAAATACACAAAATCAATTACCGCCTCCCGAATGCTCTGGTTCAACTTCAAAGCAGTACGAGCAAAATGATGGATACGAACATTACGCAGCAAGAACCTATTCTGGTACTGATACTCAAGCCCCCCAATATCAATCATCCTTCCTCGTCCATCTAGGAAGAGATTTTCTATGAACGAACCGTCAACATGGTTGCTTTGGATGTAGGAGGTGTCTGTTGGACCTCTTTTTACGGTTATGAACTGATTAGCAATAGTGCCGTTTACATGGTAGGCGGCAGTGACTCCGGAAACCGTAGTCTCTATGGGAGCAAGGCGGGTCAAGTTTTGACCGGCACCCGTAATATGCATAGGAAAATTGTAAGAGAATGGTTGACACTTGTAAAAGCCTTTTGGCAGTACGAGGGTATCTCCTCTGGTTAGCTCAGGCGTTTGGCCTGAAATATAAACAGTGCCGTTATTATTCAACACCCCAAAAGCCCTCTTTATGGCAGGGGTGATATCCGTAACAGAAGCATATGTTGGATCAAACACGCCAACCGCAATGTTGTCCTGAAACTCTCGGATATCAACAGCATTCTTATACTGTCGATCTGTCCAGCCAGTGTCGTAGTCGCTGTTTGAAATTTTTGATAAAATTTGCCCTTTCAGCCCGCCTGTTGGAAAAATTGTAGCATTACCCGGATCATCCGTATCAACCCAAAGTAAATTTGTAGAAGACGGAGCCTCATTTTGAAATACAACATTGCTCGGTCCTGCCGCTCCCTGTGGTCCCTGTGGTCCCTGTGGTCCCTGTGGTCCAACAGGACCAGAATTGCTAGAACCTACAGCAATAATAGTATTATCTGCTGACTGAACTAATGTAATATTATTATCTTCTTTTAATATAATATTATTATTTTCTCTTAAAATAATAGACTGGTTCATCTAGTAATATCCTTCTCAATATAGGCAGGGCCGGTGAGAAGCGTAGTCACAACAGATCCATTGACTTCTTGTAAATCCCAAACTGCATTAGCAGGAGAAAGAGCAGCAGTAGTAGTAGCTGATAGCGTACAAGCAAAAATGCCGTTAGCAGCATTGACGATTGCACAACTAAAAGTAGCAAGAGGAGCAGAAGAACTAGCCTTAGCTCTGACCTGCGCTGAGTAAGTTCTACCCGTAATGTTAATCGGAGTGCCAGTAGAATTTTGACGAGTCACAGTAACTGTCTCAGTATCGCCAATCTTAATATTTAATGGATAATTTGTAGGCTTACTCATCTCTCTCCTTTATTCAAAGAAAACACTTCCACTAACAGCACCAGCAGAAACGTCAATATAAATACCTGTATTGAATGGGATCTGCCCCCATGCAATTGATTGGTTCTCAGTTAATCCAAGATGGATGTGGAAAACAACAATTGGACCTCTGTAAACAGTATGGACACCAGAACCTGCGCTAGTAGTATTAATAGCTGCACTGCCCTTATTAAAGGAAAGTTGGAATGTATTAATGTCCACATATTTTACATAATAAACGGTATTGACTGCAAGACCAGCAGGAAGTGAACCAGTAGAACTGAAGATAACAGTGTCGCCTTCAACGAAACCATGACCATTCGCTGTAACTACAGCAGGGGCAGCATTTGAAATAGTGCAAGTGCCTACAGATGCACCATAAGCACTAAGGCCATCAATGATATTTATAATTGTCCCATCAAGACCGCCAGCGACATAGTAGCCGTTCATAACTACTCTGCCATTAACTACTAGACCATCACCTACAAAAGTTTTATATTGCATATTTTACTCCCAAAAAATACTGCCAGTAGCAGTGCCAGAAACAACTTCCACAAAAATTCCTTCATTAAAAGGAACTCCTTTGAAAGAGTCATAAAGAGCAGTGCTAGTAGTTGCCACTGCAATTCTGAACACAGGATTTCCCGCACCAGTTGCATTATCATGAATATGAACTACAGCAGTCGCTGTTGCTCTAATTGAAAAACCATGAATAATTGCAGGACTAGAGACAATAATAGTATTTCCGGTATTAAATGTTGTATATTGCATTTTTAATTCTCCTTAAACTGGCGGATTGGAATCTTGCTTAGATCCTCTTTCCGCTCTTCCTGTAGTTGCATCTGCCGGTGACGATTCTCCAGCAGCACTATCTTGACTACCCTTTGGCGGACTTCCCGCTGCTGAATTAGAGTTCCCAACCGGAGCGCCCTCAGCCTTCGGCGTCTGTTCCCCGCCAACCATAACCTGACCCATATCAAAGCGATTCTTCTCTTGAGCAATCTTGGTGGGATAAGGAAGAACAATGTCTCCCTCTTCAAGCGCAGTAAGTCCAACCTTAAGGCGAACCTCATTAGGAGTCATAACTTCAGTACGAAGATAACGATCCCAAATTCTAGAACGAAGATCTTCATCAATAACATCGATCTCATCAAACTTGAAAACTTTTTTGTCAGAAAACTCTTGAACAATACGATTGATTTTTTTTTCAAGGATTTTCTGATCCGGTCCTACAACCTGATTTTTAAACGTCTTATCTGCATCTCTAGATACGGCAAGATTAGCATTGTCATAAATGCCAATCTTAGGAGCAGGCACTCTATTCGCAACAGTGATCTCATCGCGATTAGCTTTGCGATATTTATCAAAAGAACTATCTTGAACTGTATTCTCAAGTTTTTCAAACTTAATATCTACATCACGGCCAAGAGTGGCAGGAAGAGGGATGAAAAGAGTTCCGTGATTATTTCCTTTAATTTCATTCTTAAAATAATTGACAATTTCAGTTTTTGATTTTTGAGAAAGATTTGCACCTTTAAGAATAATTGCATAACGAGGAATGCTTTTATTTTCAAAATAATCAATGTTATATTCTTTAGCAAACTTATCGCCAATAATAGCACTAAGCGCACCTACCGCAGAAGGAATACCATAGTAAGTATTAGTTGGTGAATACTGTCTAAAGTGAATAATTTCATTAGGATTTGGATCACTGCCAATTGGATCTTTAGTATCCATATCTTGAAAATTTCTAAAGAAAATAAAACGAGCAGCAGAGCGTTGAACGAAACCATCTCTTGCTCTTCTAATTCTAATATGAGTCGCTGGGATATGTCCTACATAACCAATTGTGCCATTTCTATTTCGGCCAATTTCAAGATATCCATTGCCAATAGTAAGATAGTCAACCCAAACTTTAATAAGTACTTCAATAAAACTTTCGTCAATATTGAAGGCATCAAAAAGTTCGTTCAAACGATCTTCTTCTCTTTGAAGTTCATCACGAAGTCTTGCTAACGTATCGCTATTCTTTCCGGATGCTTTCTCAACTCTTTTACGACTTTTGGAAGTGTCTTCCCATCGATATCCAAGAGCAACAGTATTCATAGTCCTAGCAAGAATACTTGCATTATGAGTAGCGCTTTCTTCATAAAGAGAAGCAAGAATTTCTAGATTATAGGGAGGTTGAACAAGATCAAACATCCCATAACCATTAACAACTTCTGGATCGACATACTTAGATCCAGTCCCGCTTTTGCCAGAGTTATATTGCGGAGCACTATATTTTTTATTAATTTTACTTAATTGATTTTTAATCTTTCGACTTTGAAAAGCAGGATCAATCGGTTTACTAAAAATATCTTTATCTTCAGTAATTATTTTTGAAATATTTCCAGTATAAGAACTAGTTACATCATCAATTTCGATAATATCATTTCTTTCTTCAACCAATGAAGCGGCAATTCTTCTCATACTAAACCTTTACGTTTTAACTGTTTTGCAACATCAACAGGATCGGGAATATGTCCATCTAAGAATCTTTCCATATGATCATCTGATTCATTATCAGTGACTTTCCTACTGCCAGAAGACCAGAATGCACTTCCGAGCAGAGCATCTCCACCGATATAATGAACTGCTGCGTCCAACATCTTTCTTTCAACAATTGGGTCATCCAGATAACCTTCCATTGAAAGAAAACGATTATATTCGTCGCCAATAAAGTCGCCATTTGGCATACGCCAGAGGCAGACGCCACGTATATCTTCTTTTATAACTTCGATTCTCTTAAGTCTTTTTCCCATACCACTAATATTATCACAGATAATACGTTATCAAGCAAGAAGTACTACCAAAAATGACAAAACTATACCAGTTTTGGTATAGTTTTGTCATAAAATGGTACTTTTTTGTTAAATTTCGCAAGTATCGTTGCTACAGTACTTCTCACCTTCTGCATCAAGCGAATTCCCTGCGTACAAACCTGACCACCCAATGCCCTTAATCTTCTTCACTGAGGTATTCCAAGTATCAATGTCAATGCGCTCATAAGGCATTTGAGCATAAGCTCCACCAACCTCAAGCAGAGGAAGCATGGAGACTGATTTTAACTGACCATCAATCGAACGCAGTAAGGCACTGATCTGACTCTTCTCATCATCAGTAAACGTCACAGTGACTGACACCTGATTATCCGCCCAATAACGCTGAGCAAGAATTGCCAGAGATGCCTTTTCCCACATTGATACCTCACGCTCAGTGCGAACATCAGGACCGACAGTAGGAAGTTCAACTACTACGCTATGAGTCGGGTCCATAACATCAGGCTCCGACTTATACCCAGCCTTGGCCAGAGCATCAAGAAGAGGATCGTTTGAAGCAAAGCGCATACGACGAATATAAACATCTGCAGTAGGCCAATGAACACCGGGGGTCACTCCAAAGAGCAATGAGACGGTCCCAGAGGGCTTCACAGACGTTGTTTTGATAGAAGAGCGACATCCAAGCCACTCTGAGTATTTATTGTCCAAAACCTGAATATTATTGTATCCGGTATCAAGCCAAGTACGAAGTTCAGTCCATCCATGCATCTCAGCAAAATGAGCAAGACCAGACACTGAGCAACCAATGCGACGATTACGCTGCATGATAGCATTCGTCTCAGGCCAATGGGTGGGAAGCAAAGTTACAGACTTGGCATAAAGATACGAAACCTTCAGAGTCTTATTGAAATCTTCCAGCGAATCATGGCGAGAAATGAAATTCTCAACAAGAGTACAGCACTCTCCAGACTCAAGGGTCTGCTCAGAGCAGGGGTTAGTACCAGCAGCACGCCAATCCTTGTGATCTGCAGGATCAACAAGACGGCCAAACTCACGACAAAGATCAAGCCAAACAATTCCCGGCTCTCCATTATCAGCAATCAATGTGGCAATATTATCAAAATTATCACCAACATTTGCAACAATAGAATTGTTCGAAGTATGACCCCAACCATTTGCCCCCATACGTTCAGGATTGATCTCCCAGTTCTTCAGATTAAGGAACTCTTCATCATCTGCGCTACCAAGGGCAATCTCAGCAGAACGACGAACATTGCCGGAGACAACACACTTACCAATCTTATTCTGGATATCTACAATGTCAGTGGCAGTAATTCTTTCACCCGCACGGTTATCAAACTGCTTCTTGAGAGAAAAATGAAGGTCAATTAGCGGACCCGGACCAGCAGCGACTCCGCCAAACCCCTTGATAGGCTCACCCGAAGGCCTCACCTGACTATAGTCAAACTCAATAGTATTTCTATTAGCAAAGAAGTATGACTCAAGAAGAATCGAGACAGACTCAAACCATCCTTCACGAGAATCAGGAACAATAAAAGTTTTGATTTCAGAATTAGGCTGATGGATCTCAAGCTTCCCCGCACCCTTAGTATCGAAGCCAACACCCACGCCAAGCATTGACATCTCCATAAGACGAACAAAAGGCCAAACAGCATCATGGACGCTACGAGACGAAATGCTTTCCGTAGAAAGGAAAGAGCAATTCTGAAGTGCTGCAGAATTCTTGCCAGCATGAACAAACTCAGTGCCCATCATCCAAAGGCCACGACCGGGCGGAGTCCACTTACCAACAAAAAGACGCTCATAAGCATCCTGCGCAGTTGCCTGAGCCTTACGCTCATTCCACGGAAGACGATTCTCCTTGCACCAATCCTTCTGGATAGTGAAAGTTCCTTCGATAACTCTCCTACAAGTTTCCAGCCAACGCTCTTTCGTGCCATCAGATTTGCGACGAGAATATTTAGTTAAGAATGTAAGTTCTCCAAGAGAATTACCACCACCAATCGGAAATCCCCAAGGAACCTGTCGATCCTCATAAGATGAAACAAAATCATCAGCCAATTTGAAACTAAGAAAATCTGTATTGCCCACTATCTCTCCTAAACTAAGTGTCGCATTAAGCGCTTGCTCGTATCTTGATCATACCATCTATCGGAGGCTTTCCTCCTGATATCAGATGGTTTCGTTAATCTTTTCACCAAGAATATCTATTATTTTTCTACCGATATGATCCCACGTTTGTTTTTCGTGGAGAATATTTGCTGAATGAAGAGTCTTCTGCTTGACTTCTTCAAAATTATTATACACATATTTCATTTTATCTCTCAGATCATCAAGATCCGGATTAACCCAATCGCCTAAATGAATCCCTTCACCGGGAGCGGGATGGGAATTAAGTGGCACTGACATTTCAGCGAAATCAGCGCAAGCAGTTGCGTTTGTAACAATAGTCGGAAGACCAGTAGCAATACCCTGAAAAGGAATCAACCCAAAGCCCTCTCCGTTTGTAGGATAAACTAAACAATGTGCAGTATTATATAATCTAACTAAATCTTCAACATCAATCTTATGATCAATATTATGAATCTGAGGATGATGAGCAGCGCTCTTGAAATCAACGCCACGTTCCCAGTATCTTGTTTCAGTTGCATCGTTAGACTTCAAGATCAATCTAACATCATCATTGCCATCAAAAAGATCCAAGAAAGCGTCTACAACTCGCTGTCCACCTTTTCTTTCAGTTGGGCCACCAATATGTAGGAAAACAAATTTATCTGTTAAATATCGATTTTCTATTTTCCAAAGATTATTGTCAATTCCATGTGGAACTAATCTAATAATCTTGTTCACATTGAATGACTCAAAGACATCAACACAATATTGCGAAGTAGTCCAGATTTCGTCCATCTCATTCATTGTATACGGCCAACTCTCGGGAATGATAGAAGACTCCCAAGGCGTATAGCCAATTCTATACTGCCTAAAATCGCCGCTATAAAATTCAGGTTGAACAAATGAAATATGAGCTTTAGTATCTCTAACATCATACGCAACTTGTACACCAGCATTTTGCATTGCCTTGATTGTCATTATGGCAGCGTAGCCATAACCCATTCCGTCACCAAGTCCCGGTGGACTAAACCAGCTTATTCTGCTCATATTATCTCTCTTGATTATTCCTAGATAATCAGTTTACCATAAATTAGAAAAGACCTTCCCAGAAACCTTCAATTTTTGAAATAGTTTTGGGAAGACTTGATGGATTTTTTGTAGCAATACCAAGATTAGAATAAACACTTCTAGCATCGGCATCATTATCAATAGCTAAGACTATATTATCTGCTTTAAGTAATTTTTCAGCATGATTCTTTTTAGACTCTAAAGTAAATTTATGCCCATCTCCAAGGCTATTCATATACAATCTATTAAACTTTACACCAGCATTTCTGAGTGCTTTTGTGGTGGAAGATCGTTCCGACTCTGGTCTACCAGTTGAAATATAAACTTTATATTTTTTTGATTTTTCATTTACCCAAACAATAGTATTATCAATACCATTATTGCCACTGAGTAAAGTTCCATCAATATCTACAATAATTCCAGCCATCTAATATTATAGCATAACTTACTTATTAGCGCCCCCGGTAGGAATCGAACCTACGACCTAGTGGGTAGAAACCACTTGCTCTAATCCGCTGAGCTACAGGGGCAATTATATTACTACACTACCATTTATCGGATCACTACGCTACCATCTATCAGGAAATTTCTACACAGTTCATACTATGGTGCATAGATAATTCACGTTATAGACCTATCGCCCGACCGCCTGACGGAGCGCGACGACCGCACTGCGATCTCTGAGATCCGGATCGGGGTAGGCGTCCCATGCGTCTGAGGCGTCGGCCCATTCGGTGATGAGGGAACGCAAACGCTTGATCTCGTCGGCGGCACGTTTGTACAACGTCTCATCCCACGGGCTTGGATCATTGGAAATAGCGTAATGAAGATCATCTACAATATTTCTCATCTTCCAACCTCCGCACGAAGAACATCATAAGCAGCCTCAAGAGCATCATGCTGCTTATTAGTCAAACCCTCAGTATAAATATCATCTGCATCAGCCCATGCTTCAATAAGAGAACGAAGATTATAAATCTCATCAGCAAGAAGTGCAATAGCACAAGTAGGATGCCACTGCCAACAATCTGCTGAATGAGTACGAACTAGATCGTCTCCCCATTTTTCAATAATGCTATCTACAGCATTCATACTTTCTCCTTTTGATCATAATACTATCCATAAGATACTTTATGGTTATCATACTATCCAAGTGCGGGTAGTGGGACTCGAACCCACACTGAAGCGGGTTTAAGCCGCCGCCCTCTGCCAGTTGGGGTATACCCGCTAAATGTTTGTGGGGGAGAGATTGCCCTCTCCCCCACAGCACTGCCTTCACACGGTTTTGCGCTTCGTTCGGACTATGACATCATATCATTAAGACGGACAATACCATCAGGAATTGCAGCAAGTCTACAAAGACCTTCCGGCTCAACCGTCTGTAGTACAATGTGACAGACGCCTTCTCCATCGTAATGAGCGCAATTGAAGCACTTGATTCCCCTAGAGGAAACTTCATTCTCAGATGCCTCAGTATAGCCAACCCATATTCCCTTGCCGTCATTATTCGCAAGTTTTCCATGACGCTCTACAATATTCATCATAGCTTGAACAAACTCTTTTTCGGGCTGAGGCATAATATTCATAAGCTCATGCGCCATCTTATCTACTAAATTTTCTTCCACAATATCTCCTTTTTTATGCTACGTTCGCAACTTTTAGATTATACCAGATTTTTAAAAATTTTGATACGGAAGAATTCCCGGATCAAGTGTCATTCTTGACATTCCTTTTTCAATCTTCAAAACTCCAATACGAGAGAGAGATTTATCTCCATCTGGATAAATTTCAATCTCTGTATCAACCGGGTCTGGAAGTTTATCTCCAGAAATCTTTACATTAGCCATTCTATTCTCCTTTATTGAGGGTGCCTCCGGTGGGTTTCGATCCCACGACTATCGGCTTAAAAGGCCGCTACTCTTCCAACTGAGTTACAGAGGCGGAACATCAAACAGGCCAGATATACTCCAGATCATCTGGCTCTGTCCATCCGAACTGAGAGTAGAATTCTACATCTTTTCTCAGCAAATTGCTACGGTGGGACGCATGAATTTTTTTATCACCCATCCACTCTGGATACGTAAAATTCTTGTCAATAGACTTAAACGCTTCATAAGTTTTATCAAGACAAGTATCTTTATACCCCCGCATTGTCCACGCTGAAACAATTGCAATTTGATAAAGCATAAGATAGCTCTCATGCCCCATCCACATTTTTGTAGCTGGATGATTGATCCAACCCTTGCCTTTACTCATACCAGCAATTGTTTGCATGATTTGAAGTGTTTCTACTCTTTGCTTACCAAGTCGCTGTCTATCAAGCGACAAGGCGCAGAGAGCGAAATCATCACTCGGAAGGAATGTTTGCACTAGTTTCTCCATTGGCAAAATTAGTGAGACGGATACGATAAGATCTAGCAATTTCTTTACTTGCATCAAGTTGTTTTTGCAAAATTTCAATTTCACTTGCGGCTTGATGAAAGAGCCAGCAGTCAGTATGACCATGATCTTGTTCTGGATTATCTCCAGTCCAAGGTTCACCCGCAGGGCAAGCTCTTTCACGAAGTTGATCTGGTAAATTCATTGCTGCTCCTTAAATAAGTAGTGTACTATCCATAACTATTATTATGATTATTAAACTATTTATAACCATTATTAATCATTAATATAGTTAAGATACTATGCATCGATAAAAAAGAACTCCAGTACCAATTGCAATACCTCATCCCGATCCAATAACTATAGCGGTTAAAGTATAAGCAATAATTTTCTCAGTCATAAAGTCTCAAAGCTCTTTCGATAGCTTTATCCATAATTTCTCCATTATAGAACTCTCCATCTGGATTGTCCAGAGCTTCAACTATAACACGCGGCAGGATCAAAGTTACAAGATCTTGCATCTCTTCTGCTGTAGGACTGCTTGCTGACATAGTATCTCCTCACATAGTATCCAACGACATAGTATTACCTAGTCCGGCAGGGTGGGATTGAACCACCGACCACGACTGTATAAGAATCGCGCTCTGACCAACTGAGCTACTGCCGGGTACATCCAGCATCGTACCACGACTTCAACAGGTTCGCAACCTAAAAGGAAGTCTGCTTTGTTGCAGTCCAGTTTAAGGATTGATTATTCCAAGGATGAGTATGGATCTCTTCGCCCGGCAGTCCTCCCCATTTATTTTTAAAATATTCTCTATTTTGTTCAAATAATTGAGATGGAACAACTGGGTGATCACCGCTATTTTGAGTTTGTGATCCATAATGATAAAACATTGCTACCTCAGAACCTACACATTTAATACCAGCTAAATTACCTCTGCGGTGATAATCATTGTCTTCAAAATAAGCTGGATATAAACCTTCATCGAACTCGCCAATTTTTTCATATGTGTCTGGTGTAATCATGAAGCAGGCAAAGTTAGGGCCAAGTTGCATTTTATCAATATTATCTCCTAATGGAGAAGCAAGTACTTGATCTGCAGTTAGAGTATCTCTGTAATCACCAGCACTAATTAGCCCAATATCATTATTATCAATAGTATTTATAAGATACTCAATGGTATTTGGAGCCAGTACAATGTCATCATTAATAATTAAAATATAGTCACATTTTTTTTCAATAGCTTTTTTAATGCCAATATTCCAAGATCTAGCAACACCCTTATTTTCAGACCAATTATTAATAATAAAAAATTCGCAATGAATAGTATTAGGAGTTTTGGCTGACTCTAAAGCTTTGAGGGCAAATTCAAATTGATTGAGTACTGGTACTACTATTCCTATTTTTCTCATTTATTTAGTCCTAATTAAAATATCCCATCACGCAATAAAGATTGAACGCTATTGTCGTGATATCTCTTTGTTTCAAAAGGTCCGCCATCCACTGGGTAAAACTTACGTCCAGTAGCAGATATTCTATTCCAGAAAACAGCATCTGCTGCACCCCAGTGCATAGGATTATCGTCCCATCCGCCAGCTTCATGGAATACGTTTATTCGATGCATAAGAGAATTATGATCAACGGCACAAGCCGCAATATCAATAATACCAGCAGTATATCTGATGCCCAGTTGATTGTCATTAGCATCAGCTAATCTTTGAGCACCGTATACTACATCAACGGATTCGTCCTCTAAGGCATTGACCATTGCTTCTAATCTATTAGTATGATAGTAATCATCATTAGTTAAATATGTTATATAGTCACCAGTAGCAAAATCTCTAACACCAATATTGATTAAAGTAGCATATCTAGCAGTTGTTTTTCTTTGATCTTCACTAATATTAGATCTATATATTTTAATTCTATCATCATTATAAGATGACAAAATTAATTCTATATTTTCATCACTTGAATTATCTTCTAATATAATTAATTCTAAATTAGGATATGTTTGATTCAAAACTGAATCAATACATTGATTCAGCCATTGAGAATTGTTATATACAGTGAGAATTACACTAACTCTCTTGTGCATGTCAAGAAAGAATAGAATTCCAAGTATTAGGTCCAACTATGCCATCAACCCTGAGATTATGATCACGCTGATACCTGCGAACAGCAGAGTCAGTAGCAGGACCAAAGACACCATCCTGAACAAGGGCGTAGCCTTTAAGATTTAAAGCGCCCTGAAGGATCTTCACAGATCCTCCTACTGCCCCTTCCTTCAAAATCTGAGAAGCTGCACTTGCAACAGCCGCAACGAAAGCATCACCCTCTCCCGAGGCGGGGTGATGATTCTGTGAGGATAACCAGACAAAAAACTGGGTAGTAGCCTCGTCAGTTCTTGGACCCCAAATACCATCGGCAGGAATGTTCAAATTTCTCTGCCAAACAGTAACTGCCGCCTGAGTCTTGGGGCCATATACACCATCCTGAGAAGCTCCGACAAGTGCCTGAATAGTCTTCACCTTATTGCCAGTTGATCCGAGGCCAAATACATCAGTACTAGGGTTAGGTGTCTGAGGAGGTTGCGGAGCGGGAGCCTGACCCCCAAGATTCTTTGAAATCTCAGAAAGAAGCTGATCCCAAGGATAATCAGGGCCGGGATCAGTATGACCACCCTTAACAAAAGCATAGGTAATCTCACGATGAGAAGTAATGCCAACACGATCACCCGCACGAAGATCATCGGCAGTGAGGAAGTGTACCGGAATACCGTAGCGCTCACAAAGAGCAGCGCACAGAGGGGCAACCTGATTGATAATCATATCCTGTGAATACTGATCGGCCCATCCAGTTCCAAAACCAATGCCCTGATTGGCATAACCAGCCTGCTCAATGCCAATGCCACAATTATTTGTGCTATTTTCGCCAGTATGCCAAGCGGTATCATCAGGCTTTACTGAACAGACAGTACTATTGTTATCGCAACAATAATGAGCAGAAGCCTGAGGAGCATTTCCACCAGCAAAATAACTTGCACATGACTCTGCTGTTGTGGAATATTCTCCAGCTTCCATATCATGAATTACAATAAGGGAAGGCTGAACCTTACGACCCCAAGTAAAATTTCTCGCCTGAATAAAGGGAATTGCGTCTAAGTTCATGATGATCTCCTATTTATATATATTCATTTTATCATGGATAAAGAGATTTTACAACTAAACTAATGAGTTGACTTATATCCACCCGGAACTTGGCCAAATCCAATTGTTTTTACTCTACAAGCAAAACAATCACAGTAGTCTGGATGATGACATGGGCACTCGCAGGCATACCCTAAGCATTCATAGTGCTCTTTATTTTCACATAAAGTACTTTTAAATCTCATATTACTATAATACCAGATCGAGGTTATGCCTAACTTGAGCAAAACCATTAAAATTTCCAGCAGGATTTAATTTTTTAGTAATAGGTGTAGCAATATGCTCCATAGGACTCCAGTGAGGAGGCTCTGCACTTGCCAACCTAGAAAATAACTGAAGATCTTTAAGCTGATTGAAAGATCCATCATGATTATCATAGGAAACTCTTGCACACCTAGCTACACACATTTTAATTTTATCTTCTGTACTAAAATTTAAATCTTTAAAAGTCAAATATGGCAAATGATATTCACCCTTAATTAAAAGAGATGGAGTGCTTGCCTCATAGGCTTCTTTCATAAGATCAGCTACTTCGCGAATTTCAGGTTGAGCAAGGGGACTACACCTTTGCTCAAAAAAACTATCCCACTCAGTTGAACTGACAATGACCTTATGCCACATAAAAGGCTCAAGAAGTCTATTAGTAGTCTGCTTATGAACTCCAAGCTTCTCAAGTTTCTTTGCGTGCTTCACTGCACTCTTGGAGGCCTTAAGCCAAGTCTTGCTTGCTTTGACTGAATCGCAGTATGCTAACTTTTCTTCTGCTTGCATACCGGGCTTATTGACTCCCCAGAAAACTGGGAAGGCAGGATTTTTTGAAATTCTTTCTATTTGCCTAGAAATTGGGATAGCTCTTGATGATGCAGAGTTGCGAGAAAAAACTCGGTGAGTATTAAACTCAGGAAGGATAAATCGATGGAATTGAACCTCCATCGTAGTAAGCCTATCTCCCTCAGCATTTAAACTGTCAGCAATCACTTTTGCGTAAATCATCAATCTCCTATGCGCTATCGCGGTAGGAGCCAATTATATCACTACAAATGCCAATACACTGAGAGATATCATCATCAAACATTTCGGGAAGAACGGCAATGCTCTGACAGATCGGCTGTTGTCCGGGATACGCCCAAATATACTGCTTAGATGTCAATGCTACTTTATCTTGTTGATGCCAGAAAAAATTGAAGATCTCATACTCTTTCAAGGGCATAATAGTATCTACATTTTTGCAATGAATCCAAAGTTTTGATGCATTATTAAGTAACCAAGAAAGCTTAACATGAGAATCTGGTTTATCATGTCCTAGATAAAAATTATTATTTAAATACCATACATCAATCTCAACATCAAAATCTTTATTAATTGCATTATCAATATACTCAATTGTATTTTCAAATTCAATATTTTTTTCATTAACATTGCCTCTATGCGAAATATAAATCATGGTTACATCCTAAAAAAATGAATTTTTTTGACAAAAGATTCATCGTACTCGGCCACTAATTCTCTCATAGTTCCTTGAATAGCATTGGTTACATCATATCCTAAATTAGTTAAAACAACTCCGGTAATTCTTTCAGTAGTGCAAGACTCAATTTTTCTATTAGGTAGAATATTAAATATACCACTATTACTTAAATCAGTCATTACTTTATTAGAACAATAAAACATAGGACCAAAAATGCCCTTATGTTCTTCTGGGAAACCGTATCCAATGTGAGCTTTCATTTGATCATCTGCCCAAACTGACATACTCACCCCGTTGTCATGATCAAAATCAGTTGGTTCAGGAGGACAAGTCCACCATCTAATTACAGTCAAATCGTTTTTCTCTACAAAGGAAATATTTTGTTGTAAAACTAAAGAATCATGCATACAATAATAAAAATCTTCATCTTTATTATCCTCAAACCCAATTCTGTATGCCTCTAACGCATAGTGAGTATTGTGGACATCATAAAAAATTACTTTAGAATCAAGATCGTTTTTGTATCCACGATCTTCTGAATCTGAATCTATAACTGCTATCTTAGCATCTGGATGAAACTGGCGGATGGCATTTACACAATCAAAAATTACAGGATTCTCTTTATCAAATTTACAAGGTATAATAAACATAATTTTCCTAACTAAAAAATATATCTTTAATTTTAAAACTTAATTCATCTACAAATTTAATTTCAATATTTTGTTTTGCTAAATACCTAGCAAAAATTTCCTCAGCATTTAATGCTGTCTCAATAATATCTTCGGTATAAAATGTTTCATCTGGAATTGCTTTCAACATGGTGTCCGGGGTTCCATAAAAAAAACAATCACTAATAAATCCATTAGTAGGAGATTGCTTAGAATAAATTATATTATCTTCAATTTCTATAATTTTTGGTAATACTAAATCTTGCAAATCAAATCTAGATCTAAACAGAACATCATATTTTTTTGAAGAATCAACTACATATAATATTGATTTCTTAATTTTCTTAAACATTAATATAGTATTTAAAATACTCACATTATGTTGCGTCTTTAATGTTAAATCAAAATGATTATATTTAATATATTTATCCTGATTCTCAATATCTATATTTAATGGACTGTATATATTAATCAAAGAATTGATATCTACATTGTTAGTTTCATCATCATTATCTCCAGACCAAAACACTTTTTCACTACCAGTTTTTTCCCATGTTGATATATAAAAATCACTTTGTATATTCTTCAATATCTGATTAGCATTAGATATTTTATTATCATACTCTCTGCTGTGTCCAGCTATGCACGCTGCGTACATTATTCTTCAATCTTAGCAACATGGGATGTTGGTAGATTATACCAACATGAATGATACTGCGCTGGATACTTTTCAAGTATGTAGTCAGGATATTTAAGAGTATCAAAAAATATGTCCCCCGTCTCAAGCACAAGACAATAGTCATTTAATTGCCAGCCAGAGTCCCACCTAGTCTTTGCTCTCTTGAGAACTTGGTCTTTTGATCTATAGCTAAACTGCTTATGCTGAAACGGACTATAGGCCACTCTCTCAAGCGCCTGTGGTGGTACCACTAGTCTATGTTGATCATTGTATGTGTATCTTATATCAAATCTAAAATAACGATGCTCAGGATGTCCGGGTGCCATATACCATTTCATTTTTGGTTCTATGAAGTCACCCTTATCAAAAATCCAGTCTTCCCTCTGAGATGTGTGGAGGAAAAAATGTAGATTCTGAATACACACTGTCGTTGCATCTGGATACTGATCTAACATCTGAAGTGGATCACCACTCGGAAACTCATCAGGATGCAGAACAGCAACCCATTCTTTATCATCTACAAGACTTTTTGCTCTCTCCCACAAAAAGCTTCTTATTGAATCATTTGATATTCCATCAATAACATTTTTATCTTTTTCATAAAAAATAACTTCAGGAAATTTAGAACATATTTCAAAACCTTGATCATCATCTGATCCGTCTAAAACTAAAATCTTGTCATAAAAACAAGTAATCCTAGAAAGATATTCTTCTAAAATATCATTTTCATCTCTCATTATGAGAAGTCCCATTTGCTTATTCATCGCCCTCTATACTCTTTTAAATAAAAATCTAAATCTTCTGGAGTTCCAAGACCCCACATTTTACTAATGTCAAAAGTTTTGATTTTCTTGCCATCTTTAATAGCTTGATTAAACACTGGACATACATAGAATTCATTATTAACTCTAATGTTATTGCTAATCATATCTTCAGCATACTTAACAAAGTCTGATCCATGTTTCCAATAGTAAAAACCAACAGTAGCAATATCTGAAATAGGATTTTTCTCCGCAACTTCAATAACAAATCCGCTTTCATCTACCTTGGCAAATGACCACTTTGGATGAGTTGATCTAAATGATACAATTCCGCCATCAACCTGTGACTCTTGCATATTATAAAGAAACTCTGACGAGTTCCACTCAACAAACTGATCTGAATTCGCAAAGAATAGAGGATCATCATTATCAATAAACTCTTTGGATAAGAGAGCAGTGCAAGCAGCCCCTTCAGTAAGACCATCTATTTCAACAACAGTAGAATTTGGGGCAATAAGATTCAATAGTGCATCTAAGTTATACTTTTCTCTTTCGTTCTTCTGAACTATAAAGATATAATTAGCATCTATATTAATATTTTCAACAACCACCTGAATCATTGGTTTCCCTTTGACTTCAATTAAAGGCTTTGGAAACGTATATCCAGCATCTCTAAATCTACTTCCGGCTCCTGCCATTGGTATAACTATATTCATCTTCTTGTCTACCCACTTAAAATTCTTAAATTTCTTATCTTTATCAATCATCTTGATATTGTCAATGATATCAGAAAAATTGATATCTGAGGGAGACTTGACTCTCAATATATGAGATCCACTTTTTTCAGCAGCAAGCAGTCCAAATGGAGAATCTTCAACTATAAGAGTTTCGTCAGGTAGTAGATTCATGTATGAGATAGCTTTCCAGTACATCTCTGGGTGAGGCTTGCTATTACCGACATCTTCATTTGATAAAATTAAATCAAAGAATTGTATAATATTTAGTCTAGATAAAACAGTAAAAACAGTTTTTCTAACACTATTAGAACAACAAGCTAACTTATATCCAAGATTAGATAAAGTTTGCATACAATCAAAAATATCTTGAGATGGCTCAATAGTACTTAGCATTTGCAGAGTTATCTGTTGCTTTCTCTGTTCTATTGAAAAATGCAAATTAGAAGGAAGATTTTTTTCTTTTGTTAAAATACTTAATTTAGTCTTAGTTTTTAAACCATCATATTTAGAAAGATGTTCATTCCAAGTAATTGCATAATCCGGATCTACTTCAGACAAAGCAATATTTAAAGCATCAAAATGAATATTTTTAGCTTCTACTAGAACACCATCTAGATCAAATATAACGAACTTTATCATATAAAAATTATATCATGATCTAGTTTCTTTTTTATGCAACCGTGACTTTCTTTTCACAACTTGCTTCTTCTTCTTCTTTTTACGACTACGCATCTTCTCTTTATTGCGAATAAATGCCTCAGTAGCAATCCAAAGATTCTGGCCGCTCTGTCGCTGTCTACGATGCAATGCTGAGTGACACAAATGACAAAGCGGAACCAAATCTGCATCCCGCTCTTGTCCTAGTCGTCTATAAGTTTTGTGATGAAGGTGAATTCTTTTCGCTGAGCCGCAAGCTCTACACCGTCGAAGATGATTCTCGAAATAGTCTTCTCTACGCTTCTTCCACTCATCAGACGTAATGTATTCACGATATATCATAATAGTCATTATAGCCTATATAATTGGGATTTTTTTCTCAATCTTGTTCCAAAGACTTTTTGCAACAAGATATCTATCATCTGTAAAAAGAACTACAGACTTTTCTTCCGCCGCTGATTTCATTTTATGAAAAAAATCAACAACAGCCGCATTCAAGTAAGCTGCTTCCATTTCTGTAAGATGAAATATGTATTCTTTTTCTATATTATCCATAGTGGGCGTTGAGGGATTCGAACCCCCGACCCTCTCCTTGTAAGGGAGATGCTCTAACCAACTGAGCTAAACGCCCAATCCTCAAGCAGCATTCAGCGCAGGAGGAAAATATTCATCTATATGAGTCTGCTTTGCATAATGCTTATTAAATTTAATCAATTGATTTGGATTCATAAAATCTGGGATAAGAATCCCATCGAAATGATCCATCTCATGAAGGATTGCCCTAGCTATCACGCCAGTAAATGTTCTAAGACGCTCAATAGCATTGATATCTTTATAAGAGATACAAACAATTGAAGGCCTTTCGATATTCCAGAAATAGCCCGGAATTGAAAGACAGCCCTCTTGCATTGTAGCGCTACCACTTGTGCTGACAATCTGAGGGTCAATAATCCAGCTATACTCTTTTGTCTTAAAAGAGAAGTATCCAAGCGCTGTATAAGGTCTGCCAATTTGGATCGCTGAAATGGCGAACCCGCCAACCTCCCAGCAGGCCTTCCTCATGTCCCCAATAAGATTTCCTACTTCTTTTTCGTCAAGAGTCGGGAAAACTGGTTGAGAAGTTATCAACAACTCTTCACTTGGATATTTAATAATCAAGAAAGCATCTCCGATCTAAGCGACTGAATCTTGCTGACAAGCTTGACATAATTGTCACTCATTGCCTCCTTATCCAGCTTACCAGACTCATACAAAGGATTGTTCGGAATTGCCGGGATTTCGCAAAGATAAGAATCTTCCTCATTGCAGTTACAGGAAATATGAAGAAGTCCGGCACCAGAAAAATAGCTGGAGATATTCATAAGAGTTGAAAACTCAACATCCACCTTAGCAATATAGAGTCTCCAAAAAATTTCTGGAATAGAAGAACCATCTACAGAAAAAAGAACACAAATTTCTTCTGCAATATCATTGTCATTATCAAAAACTTCTTTGATTGAAAGAAGATCTTCCATCAAAAATTCATAAAAAGCATTCATGGTTCTCCATTCAGCCACAGGGTTTCCGTGGACTTGCGGGCCTCTACCGGCTCAGGAGCATCCTATCAGCCCTCGGACGGTTTCGCACGCGCGCGACTGAAGAAGGGAGAATTACCTTTATACATTAAAACTTTATAAATACTATTTACTTGAATACTATTTAATTTAATAGTATTAGTAAATCATTATTTTAATTGTAATTACTAATATTCTTATATTATCTCTTTTCAGCTTATAAAGATTTTAAAAAATTAGTATTTATATATAGAAGGTGACTCAAATATTTTGAGGAACGCAAACTAGGATTTCCGGTGTATACTCCGTGAAATCTTATCGGTTGTGTCCTGACTATGTGATCACTAGTAGACTTTTATTCGTCTGAGATTCACTATACCACGCATTCCGAGGCTCGCGTCGTTATTTTGTTATGTTTTCTGAAATTCCTCAGGTTTGGCATTTGAACATTACGATTGATATACTTATATTACGGTATTGCAACCGTTCTACTCTATCATCGAGGTATAGGAAGTGAATGACTTAGTATCAGCAGCCCAAGCACTAGTGGTTCCTATTGTAGTAGCTTTCATTACAGCCGGTGGCGGAGCGCTAGCCATGCAAAAGCTAAAAAAAGAAAACACCAAGCAGCACAATGAAGGAAAAGCGTTAAATGAAGAGAACAACACTCTGCTCCAACATCTAAGCCATCAAGTCACTGGTATTGATAATAAAGTTGACAAGCTTGACGAAAGATTGGATAATGTTGCAATCTGGCAAGCTGAGCATGAAAAAGAACATCTTATTATCAAGGAACTGCCACCTAAAGACTAATTATCTGGTAGAATGATCTTATGAAGATATCCACCTATTTCAGAGGACAGTTACTTGGGAAACCTATCCCCAATTTTCCGTATCCCGAGAAGATGTGTAGATATTGCAATAAGAAGTGCGAAATGACTGATGCGATCCATGTTACGGAGTCGCCGGAGATCTATAAGGCACTTTATATCTGCAAGAATCCTAGATGCGATGTCTACGACGAGCCAGCACGCAAAGCGTATGCTAAGGTATACTATTCGTCAGATGAAGCGTATGAAGGATTAGAACTTCATCGAATTTGGCATGATACGAAAAGAGCAGACTAATGGAATTTTTTACTGAAATTGAAAACGCCGAAAACCTTAATCGTGATGAACGCATCAGCGTTGAGGTTCGAAACTTTCTTGATCTTGTCGATATCTGGGTTACTGCTAGCGAATTAGTTTACGTCATCTCAGAAGACGACAAGAAGGCCTCTGAGGAGGCTCTGAAGCTTCTTAGCGACAAGGTGACTACATTTAGCACTAGAGTCGTTGAAGAAAGTAAAAGTATTGCAGAAGGTGAAATTATTTTCGAATAATTGTTGCAAAACGATTTTTGCCTGATACAATACCTTTCAAGGCCGGTCGCCCAAAATAAGAGAGAGTAAGAAACAACAACTACTCTTTCAAACCCCAATGGCCTTAAGACGACCAACATAGAACCCACCACTTCAACTGGAGGAAAAATGGATATCAATAATTTTCTGGCAACACCAGAAGTAGCAAATACGCTTGAAGAAGCGTTCGTAGTACTCGCAGAAGCAGGCGACACATTCAACGTATCCGAGACTATGACTAACGGGTATTACAGTCATATCACAATCGTTGATCAGGATGAGAATGGGAAGTCTTTCTCTAAGACTCTTAAGCTTTCAAAGATCGGTGCTGGACATATAAGCGCTGGATACGCCGCCCTTCATATTTTATCAACACTTTACTGTCTTGCTAATCAGGGACAAATTGTTGTCGATTTTGATGACGCACACTACTACAATCTTCTTGGCTCTGCTCTCAACGGAGTTAAGAATCGGGGATTTGTAGATGTCACCTTTGAGTGATACGAAGAAAGAGAATCCTAGCGCTCTTTCTTCAGCGACTCCCACTGCAGATCAGATTCGTTTGATCTGCGCCAATATCACCACAATGCTTCTTGAGAAGAATCGTAAGTACGGTGATTCCGCTTTAGATCCCGTGAAGATCTTCCATAAGGGGAACGCCGGAGACGCTCTTCGTGTTAGGATTGATGACAAACTTTCGCGCATCAACAATCAACAGGAAGATGAGGATGAAGATGTTATCGATGATCTTATTGGATATCTGATTTTATACAAGGTATATTTGAAGATGGAAAGAATGGTTCCTATTCTTTCTGATAAATCCTATAAGAGCTTTGGTCACAGACATCCAGTATCTTTGATACAATAGTATATGTCAACAACACCGGAATATGTTAAAGCCTATATCTGTAAATGCGAATGCGGATGGACTATAGAATCTTTAACCCCGGATATTTGTTGGCAATGTGGATCATCAGGCCCTCATCGGGTGATGGCAACTTCTAGAACTACTTGTAAGTTCATGAAGATCAAGTCATCCGATGAGGATTACCTGTTTCAATTCACAAACGAACTATTGGAGAGTTGAGATGGATTATTGGGAATGGCTGAACCTTGGCGTTGAGCATGAATGGATTTCTATGCCAGTGTGCGACACACATGATGGTTTACCTATGACCGAAGAAGAATACGACCAGTTTGATGAAGGATACGATCCTTGCATTCCTGTCGTTAGGCTCTGGGGACACGAAAAAGTAATTTAAAAAATTACTATATATTGTAGCATAAATAGAATATCAAGGAGGCTATATGCCTGAGTTAAATGCAAATATTCCGCCTATTGAATGTTTTGTTCGTGGAAACTTTTTAAGAAATCAAAAAGATAGTCACGAAAAAAAATTCCCAGTGGTTATCTTCGGAGTGGCATCACTCCAAAACCGCAGCCCACTTTTCCACTTTTTGATGGAAGACGGAGCCATTTGGTGGCGAATGCCGATTTCCGCTTTTTGTTCAAGAGAAGAGTCTCCTGAAGTTGACTTGCATGATCTTGTTTTGTGGAATTCGTTTTCACCAAATATCAGCGTCACACAGTTCGCTAATATGCGCAACATGAGGATGCTATACAGAGACAGGACCGGAAAAGAGATAACTGGCAAGTATTTGATGACACTTGACTGGCACAATCCGGACGCAAACATCTTGGATTCAAGTTATTCGGAAAACCCCGGACAACACAAATGTGGTCACATCATCGAACGTGACGATGGCAACTATGCGATACAGCCAAACAATCGTTGCAGACTGTTTGAACCTTCATTTACTACAAAAATAGATACAAATATAATTGATCGATTGATCAATACACGACTATGGGATGTTGAGGACGCTGCGAAATCAATCACAGAAGACTCTGATGCCTACGAATACAAGTTGAGCAGCGAAAAGCAAAAATGAGCGAAGCATCATGGACTTGGCTGCTTTTTGCCTTTGAGATCATGGGCATTGTCGGAATGTACTTTGTTGGCGCAAAGTATTGGTGGGGATGGCTCATTGTCCTACTTCACAGCATTCCTTGGTTCATTTACAGCATCACATATGGCAAACCCGGCTTCATTGCCATGTCATTTATGTGGTGGACAGTCAATTTTTTCAATATGATCAAATGGAAACGACAAAATTGATCTATTTGACACCAACATCATCGCAAGTTGTGAAGGAAGCTATCATTGCCGGAGAATTCGGGCAGATTGTAACCCCCAAGTCGGGTGATAAGATCCTTCCGGGAGCAACTTGGGCTCTTGATAACGGATGTTTCTCAAAAAAATGGTCTGAATCACGATGGAAGAAGAATATTGTACGGTATAAAGAAGAAAGTAATTGTCTTTTTGCTGTTGTCCCCGATGTTGTGGCCGATGCAGAGCGAACAAACGAGCTTTGGGACCGATGGTTGCCTTTCGTCAAGGAACATGGGTACAAAGCTGCGTATGTTTTGCAGAATGCTTGCACACAAGTGCCGGAGAATGCTGATGCGATCTTCACAGGTGGAGATACAGACTGGAAACTGGGACCAGAAGCACGCGAATTGATGTTCGAAGCTCAAGATCGTGGCCTTTGGTGCCACATGGGAAGAGTAAATTCTCTCAAAAGGTTAAGATATGCCATAGAGTGTGGCTACGACTCAGTAGATGGCACTTATATCAAGTACTGTCCAGAAAAAAATCTTAACGATATGAGAAGATGGCTAGAGAAAGTTCACACAGAGTTAATATGAAGGTTGGATCTTTATTTTCAGGAGCAGGTGGAGGAGACTTAGGCCTTATCGAAGCAGGTCATGAGATCGTTTTTGCTTGCGAAAAAAACAGTTATGTAAGATCTGTATTAAGATTTCATAATCCTTTAGTAAAAATATATAATGACGTACAAGAAGTAACAGCAGAAAGGCTGAAAGAAGATGGAATCGAATTCCCAGACATCATTTTTGGAGGATCACCCTGCCAAAACCTCTCAATGGTTGGAGATCGTGAAGGACTGGATGGACACCACAGCGCCTTATTTAGAGAACAATGTCGAATCGCTGATGAACTCTCTACCGAATGGCTTCTCTGGGAAAACGTCGCTAACGCTCTGCGCAGCAGCAAGGGCGAAGACTTCGCCCAAGTCCTCAAAGACATCACAGGATTCCACCCTCAACGACCAGATGAAGGATGGCGTAACGCCGGAATCTGTATTGGATACAAACGAACAGCAGTATGGCGTGTGCTTAACTCTCAATACTTTGGAGTCCCCCAGCATCGTAGAAGAATCTTTCTTGTGGCAAATACTGGAAGACCCCGATCAAATACAATCAAAATACTACTTGAGCAAGAAAGCATCTGAAGGAATTCTCAGACGACTCGCCAAAACAAAGGTTACCCTCCCGGAACGCCTAAAAAAAAATCTTGAAAACATCCAAGAATTGCAAGTCTACACAAACTACGACAAACCCTACGTTTGCTTCGATTCCAAATCATCTGGCGCATTCCCAATCAACAACGACGGAACAGTATCCATCACAATCAAACGAGGATCAGACACAAGCTGCTGCCCACCGGCAATAGGAATCGGCACCGCCATCCGCAAACTCACCGAAATAGAATGCGAACGCCTCATGGGATGGCCCGACAACTACACCCTCCACGGTCTAAATGATCAAGGAGAACCAATAATCCTAAACAAAACAAGACGATACCAAATATGCGGAAACGGCATCGTCACCAACATCACCAAATGGTTAGGTCAACGCATCACAAACTATGATAAAATAGAAAAATGAGCAAACTCGTACTATCACTCTGCGACAAAACCGGCAACATGATCCAACCTTGGCTAGAAGCCGGATACGACTGCATGGTTGTAGACACCCAACACCCCAAAGGCATCACCAAAAACGGCAAACTCACCCTCATCGGCGCAGACATCACAAAATGGTTACCACCCAAAACAGAATACGAAATCGTCTTCGCATTCCCACCATGCACCAACCTCGCAGTATCAGGCGCAGCATGGTTCCACGACAAAGGCCTCACCGCACTCATCGAAGGCCTCCAAACCTTCGAAGCCTGCATCAAAATCGCAGAATGGTCCGAAGCCCCATACATGATCGAAAACCCAGTATCAACCGTATCCAGCTACTACAGAAAACCAGATCACACATTCCAACCAACAGAATACGCAGGATACCTACAAAACCCCGAAGACGAAGCATACCACAAACGCACCTGCCTCTGGACAGGACACGGATTCCAAATGCCCCCAACCAAACCAGTCCCACCAACCAACAAAAACTACATACAAAACATGGGCGAAACCAAAAACCGAGCCGAAAAACGGTCCGCCACCCCAAAAGGATTCGCCCAAGCAGTCTATCAAACAAACTCGCAACAAAAATAATCTCATGATACACTAACAACATGAACGAAACCCCCCAAGAAACCTCCGGAATCACACTAGGCACCATCATCCTCAGCAAAGTCCTAGACGAAAACGGAAACATCGGCATCGAAATCGACACAGACGAAGAACTCGCAGCATACGAAACCATCGGAATGCTCACCATAGCCCTCCAACAAGCCAAAAAAGACGCCGAATACGAATACGACTACGAAGAAGAAGAATAATGACACCAACAATCATCGAAATCGAACCCGACACCATCCCCATCCCCGACAAACCAATCCCCGATTACCCCGACGAAATCGAATGGGACGACGAACCCGACGACGACAACGAAACCCCAAACTGGGACATCTAAAACCAAAACACCCAAACCCCCGCAAGGGGGTTATTTTTTTTGCCCAAACCCAAAAAACCCAAAAATTTAATAAATACTCCGACAATGCTGCCCTGCCTACAGGAAACCACTGAAAACGTACAGAGGGCATGGACAACTGGCGTTCGTGACGCAGACTCGCTCGCTTGCTCGCCCTAGGAATAGGGTTGTGTGCTGACACGCAAATTGAGTACATGACTAGACACGCAGTCAGTCATCCAGTAAGGTTCACCCATCACCCACTAGCGCCCACGGAGGCACGCCATGAACACCACCACCTACACCATCAACGCAGCGACCGGCAACTACCCCACCACCACTCATGAGGCAGCAGTCAACAACGGAGAGTCGGAGATGCACGCAGCCGGACTCATCGCCAATGGATGGCGTCAGACCCACGACAACGGCAACATGATCTGTCTCGCTCGCAACAACGCCACAGTCGTCATCACACGCACGCACGGCAGCGTGCAATACACGCAAGGCTGACATGGCAGCGAGCGAGTCTGGCGTTCGTGACGCAGGCTCGCTCGCTTGCTCGCCCTTGGAAGAGGGTATGTGCTAGCACGCAAATTGAGTACATGACTAGCTTTCTCTCCCGATCTGTGCTTGACTCTCACCAACACCAACCAACGCCCACGGAGGCCACCATGAACACCATCACCCGCACCGCCATCAACATCCTCATCGGACTGGGAGCCATCATCGCTCTCACCGCTCCGATGGTGGGAGCCATGATCCTCGCGCTCTCGCTCTTCCCAGATTCACCCACCGATGCCATCCCCACCATCATCGTGGTGGCAGGTGTCGGAGCCGGACTGGGAGCCATGTGGCTCTACAGTCTCATCATGGACCCACTGCTCCCCGCCAATCGCTAGCTAGTCGAGCCGGAGTCTGGTGTTCGTGACTCCGGCTCGCTCGCTTGCTCGCCCTGCCGAATAGGTAGGTAGTTGACAACACACTTGAGTGTGTGTCAGGATGGTGGCTGGCCCCGAGAGACGGGGCAGCAGAAAGGGAATCATGACCGAAGAAGAGTGGGAGCGCTACGAGGCTGAGATCCTCAACCTTCAGGCGAAGCGTTGGGCGAATCGTGATCAGTCGATCACCAGCGTCGGGTACCGAATGCTGCAGCGTTCGCAGCAGTCAAAGACTCGCCGGTAGGTGGCAGCGAGCCGGAGTCCCGTTCGTGATTCCGGCTCGCTCGCTTGCTCGCCCTCCAATGATGTACCGACTTGACAGCACACTTGAGTGTCTGCGCACAATGTAGGCGGAGCCGGAAAGACCGGCTCCAAGAAAGGGAAACATGAACGGAACATACGTCAACCACGGGGTCCACATCAGTGTGGTGGATTTCTTCCTGACCGAACAGACTTCGGCTGAGAACCCCAAGAACGTGAATCAGGCGATCATCCTGAATCGCACGTTCGCTGAGGGCGACTACCGCTGTCTCCACACGAACGGGAACCACACTGTCTGGGAAGGCCCCAAGGGCATCGTGACTGTCTCACGATGTGAGCTTCCGACTCTCACCGTCTCGCCCCGCGAGTCTTGAGTCAGGGCGAGCCGGAGTCCCGTTCGTGATTCCGGCTCGCTCGCTTGCTCGCCCATGCAGAATGGGTACCTACTTGCGCAGCAGTTGAACGTGTGTCAGAATGATCCCCGAGGCACTCCCGCCTCCCCCACGAAAGGCAGTCCAATGACCCAGACCCAGTTCCTCGCCTCGCTCCCCGAGCCCGCCACGGCCCTTGTGGAGCGTGCCATTCGCATGATGCGCAGCACAGACTCCGGCCCGCAGCGTCACGCTCGGGAGTGCATCGTCGCAGCCGCAGGGATGCTCGTCGGCGCAGGAATGGCAGACACGCTTTCCGGCGCAGTCTTCATGATCGAAGACGGAGCCGGAATCCTCATCCCGCACCCGTAGGCGAAAGCGAGCCGGAGTCCCGTTCGTGATTCCGGCTCGCTCGCTTGCTCGCCCTTGGAGCTAGGTACATAGTTGACAGGGAACTGGAATGCGTGCCTATAATGAGATCGGAGCAGCCCCCGCTCCCCAACGAAAGGCAATCATGGCTGATTTCTTCGAAGTAGCTTTCATGCTCTCCCTCCCATTCATCCTCACTTCCCTCATCCTCCTCATCATCTACGTCATCTACGTCAATCTGGATGACCTATAGGCTCCGTCGGCGTTCGTGATTCCGGCTCGCTCGCTTGCTCGCCCATCGACTAGGTAGGTAGTTGACCCTGGCGGTGAGTATGTGTCAGAATGATCATCAAGGCCCAACACAGGGCGAACAGAAAGGGAAACCAATGCAACTCATAAAGTCCACAGACCTTCTCCCCCACGACTCAATCCTCACAGTAGAGGGTGTTTCTCACTTCGTGGTGATGCTCACCCTAGAGCCCGGAGGATGCACGATTCTGTGGCAGTCAATGGCCACCGGGGAGCGTTGGCAAGACTGCTACTCAAAGCATGAACGCCTAGAGGTATTCAGGGTCTGACAGGCGTTCGTGCTTCCGGACTCGCTCGCTTGCTCGCCCATTGACTAGCGGCTACGCTTACGCCAGGATTTAGTACCCAAACAGAAACCCAAACAGAAAGGCCCTACAATGATCGTCAAAGTATCCCGAGAGTACGCCACCGAGAACGGAATCATCTCGGCATCAATCCTGTGCGACTCATGCAACGGACGAACCGGAGCCATCGACACCCCCGATGGGGAGAGCATGACTTGGGGACCGACGTACTTCGATTGGGAATACCAGTGGTGGCTTTGTGAGCCATGCGCTGACGACTTCATCGCCAACATCGGCTAGCGGAGGCGTGCGTAGCGCCGGACTCGCTCGCTTGCTCGCCCATCGAATGCGGATGAGTTGACAGGCCCAATGGAGTATGCAAGTATGCAAAGGAGCGCCGGACCCTCCGGCGCAACGCAAGGGGAAACCGTGAACATCAATACTCGGATCATTGAGACGGACGAAGACTACGCGAGGCGCGAGGTTCTACTAGACGGGCAAGTCGTCGGGGAGATCCACCGAAGCAGCGGTTGGGGAGACTACGGGAGAGATAGCCGTTGGTACTTCCCCGGAGGCGGGAGAATGATTCCATGTGAAAGAATGGGGGAGGCAATCTTGCAGGCCCTGAGGGACCATCTCGCTCCCGAAGAGATGAACGCAGCGCGAATCCAGCTAAAGCTCAGGGGAGCGCATGAGCAACGCTCCCGTGCGTAGCGCCTGATCGCTCGCTTGCTCGCCCCTCGGGAACGGGTGACTTGCACAACGCAATTGGGTATGCAATGATGAACCCAGCGGGCATAGGGCCCGCTGGGATGAGAAAGGGAAACGAAATGGAAATCGATCTCGCTTGCGGGCATGAGGCAGAACTGGGTTCGGAGGTTTTCTCGCACTACACCATGCGAACGGGCACTATCGTCCGACTCTACGAAGATGGGTGGTTCGACGTTGTTGGAACTGATCATGGAAATATGCTCAACGGGGAACGGGCCATGTGCCTCGCCTGTGGTGACCGCTACTGGCCGGAACAACGATCCCGTGCGTAGCACAGATCGCTCGCTTGCTCGCCCCCTTGACACCACTTCGGTAGTCAAGTAGATTTAGTACACGAAAGAAAGGGAAACCCATGCCAGAAGCAACGAAAACCTGCCCGAAGTGCGAAGGGGCCACGATGCTGATCGTTCTAGAAGAGCTCGTCATGAGTCTGATTTACTGCCCCGATTGTCGGGGACGGGGACGGATCCCGTGCGTAGCATCAGATCGCTCGCTTGCTCGCCCATGATCAACGGCGCATAGTTGCATTCCTACTTGAGTGTATGTCTATAATGGGTATCAGGATGTCCCCGACTCACGAACACAGGAGAAACACAATGAGAACCGCAATGTTTTTCGCACTCGTCCTACTCCTCCCCGCCCTGACTCTCTACACAGGGCGACAGGGCCGACGCTCCCGTGCGTAGCACCCGCTCGCTCGCTTGTTCGTCCATCCAGACCGTACCTCTAAAATTTCTACATTGAGTGTACATAGTTATCCACAGAAGCCGCCAACTATTTAGTCTTCTCTTTGCCTTCTCGTAACCTTCCGTTCACTTGGGTATGATTCAATGGTGTCTGTCGGGGGGACAGTCCCCCCGACATGAGAAAGGGAATCATGATCAGGATCTACCGGAAGGCAAAGCGCACCGCTAAGCCGACCAAAGCAAAGCGTGAGACAGTCACTCACGCACTGGCACTGTCTCGCGTCGATCGGCCCAACGTCGTCGAACTCTTCATGTCGGGAGAGTTCCACCGACTCCCCATCGTTCCGCCCCATGTCGTGAAAAACCCTGCGCTACGTCGTCGGGATCACGCGAACGATGGGTGGGTCGTGCCAGTCGCTGACTACGGGCGAGGCAATCGTGAAGAGTCGAAACTGACTCAGCAGCTGCTGCTCTTCATCGTTCGATATTTCGTCGATACCGGCGTGATCGATCGCGACGAATACGCAATCGTCGTAGACCCAGACTGAACACAGTCCACCGAGTTATCCACAGGCAGTAGTCGAGCCTGTGGATAACTCCCGTGCTCCGCACGCCGCTCGCTCGCTTGTTCGTCCATCCGATTACGTTCCTAGTTGACAGGAAGATTGAATGCCCATGTATACTGATCCCATGACACTGACCGACTTCATCGCAACCGTAACCCGACTGGCCATCGCTCTAAGCGACGGAGATAACGTGTACGTTTCCGGCGCTCTACTGCGACCCATTCACAAGGCCATGAAAGCCGAACGAATCCGCCTCACTGATGCGGAGTTCGCCGCTCTCATGTACGAATGGCAGAAGTCAGAATCGCACAAGCCGCAGGATGAGTCAGTCATGTTCACGGCAGCCACTGGTACCAAAAACGGAACGCACTACTGGCTCAGAATTGATGACGCACCTTGGACAGTACACTTCGTCGGAATCCGTCTCCGCCGCCCAAAATGAAGCTCCCGTACGCTCCGCACGCCGCTCGCTCGCTTGTTCGTCCACTTGACGCCATCCCCACACTCGACTAGATTGAATACGCAAACAGAAACCGAAAGGGACACCATGACAATCCGCCCCATTGCAGACTGCACCATCGAAACCGGAGAGCCCGAGCTTTGCGAAGATGGAGAGATCCGCTACCGACTCACCGCCCGATTCCCCGATGGAACGTGGATGGCCACCTACTGGCACCCTCCGCTTCCCCCTCGACCGGGGATGCCCGGAGGAAACTGGCAGACCATCGAAGAATTCACCTCATGGATCGAATGGGCCCGGTCCTAGTACCCGCACGCCGCTCGCTCGCTTGTTCGTCCACCGATCATGTACCAACTTGACAGCCCAGTTGAGCATCTGCGCATAATGGACCCCCGAGGCATCCCCGCCTCACCCCGAAAGGAAAACCCAATGGAAATCCGCATCTACCGCAAGGCCAAGCTCACCACGAAGCCCACGAAGGCCGTTCGTGCAGCCGTGGAGCATGAGCTCATGATCTCCCGCTTCCCGAAGCCCCTCACCACCGAGTGGTTCCTCTCCGGCGAGTTTCACCGCCTCCCGATCGTTCCCGCTCACATCATCAAGAACGCCCCACTCCGCCAGCGTGACTACATCGACGCAGGATGGATTGTGCCGGAGTCCGAGCACGGACGCATCAACCGTGAGCCGGAGAAAGCCTCACAGGTCATCCACGCATGGATCGTGCGCTACATGGTGGCAGCCGGAGCCATCGATCGTGCCGAGTTCGCCGTAGTGGTGGACCACTGACCCAGGAACAGCGGCGGCGCGGTTGTGCGGAGGCACGCCGCTCGCTCGCTTGTTCGTCCACGGAGAAGGTACCCAGTTCGACAGGCAGTTGAGTACACGCTACGATTCACGACAGGGCCGACGGGGCCCTGCACAGAAAGGGAAAACCAATGGAAAACACTGAGTCGAAAGCTCACGAGATTCTCGGCGGCGAGCGTCTCGCGTGGATGAAGGGCGCCCCGTGCGTCGGGCGAGGAGAACTGTTCTTCGGCCCCTTCCGTGAGGGCGAGAAGGGCCGCCGACGTCGGGAGCATTTCGCTCGCCAGATCTGCCAGACCTGCGATGCGATGCAGGAATGCCGCCAGTACGCCCGAGACGCCCACGAACAGGGTTACTGGGGCGGCGAGGGCGAAGAGGCACGCGAGCGAGCAGTGAGGCTCACACAGGGCGCATGAGCGAGGGCGAGCGGTTGTGCGGAGGCACGCCGCTCGCTCGCTTGTTCGTCCATGAAACTACGAAGCAAAATGCTCCAAAATTGATCACATTCCACAAAACGCTGCCTATGTAACCCTGTTACAATGTGTTTATGAACATAACTATGTTCAAAATACCCTCTTATAAGACCCCTTCTAGATATCCCCGCCCAAGGAGGGAGGGCGCCAGCCCGCCGCTCGCTCGCTTGTTCGTCCACCCGAACCGTATCTGTAAAATTCTTACATTGAGTACGCATAGTTATCCACACCCTGTGGAAAAGTTATCCACAGCCCTGTGGAAAACCCGTTGGGTGCATATTCATGCATCGAAACGCAAAATATGCATACCCTCTCAGATCGCACAGAATGGCCCTAGAGCCGTCCGACCCCCATTGCGCCACAGCTACCGCAGAAAGTCCTCGCAGACGCTTAGGGAGGACCGTATAGAAATCCTACAATCCGCCCCAATCTGTAGAGAAAACCTACAGAAACAGCGTCAAAAGGTGTGACGGATGTCACATCTCAGAATTGTGTACCTAGCTACGAAACGCGATACGCTTCACCTAGTGAGTCGAACCGTTCGGTTCACAGAAAGGCAGTCAGTCATGCGAATCCTCATCTACCGGAAGGCAAAGCTCACCGCCAAGCCTTCCAAAGCGAAGCGTGAAGCTCTCGCCCACGAGCTTGCCATCTCCCGAATCTCGAAGCCTCAGGTTCGCGAGTTCTTCGAGTCCGGCGAGTTCCACAAACTGCCAATCGTTCCGCAGCACGTTGTGAAGAACGCCCCACTCCGAATCCGCGACCACTCCGCCGATGGCTGGGAGGTTCCCGAAGATGAGTTCGGAAACGTGAACCGTGAGCTTGAGAAGGCTTCCCAAGTGATTCACGCGTGGATCATCCGCTACATCGTCGCATCGGGGATCATCTCACGCGAAGAGTTCGCAGTCGTAGTCGAACCCTAGAACCCCAAAGTTATCCACAGGCAGCAGTCGGGCCTGTGGATAACTTTTTTGCGGTCGTCCTACGGACGCCGCCCGCTCGCTTGTTCGTCCAGCAATTAGGTTCCTATTTATGTACCCATTTTAGTGCATAATCGTAAACATAAATAGCTTTCTGACGTTGAGATACATAATCAATTTCCTAAATATGTTCCAAAATATGTCTTATAAGGGCTACATATATATGCCCCGGCCAGCCTCTAGTAATGTTACAAAACTGGTGTGACGGATGTCACATCTCAGGATTGTGTTTATGTTCCCCCTAGCGAGTATCTTGGAGTTTGTGGCCGAGAGGGACTTAGCCACAAAGTAGGAAGGGAAAGCTAATTATGTTCACAGGTGGCATCACACGACAGCAATTCCTGAGGATGGCAGAAATCCTCGGGCTGACCGGCGAAGAGCAAGCAGTAATTATGTACCGATTTGGTATCGGTGACGGAATTGTCCGCACCATTCCCGAAGTGACAAAGATCATGAATCGGGAACATAATTATGCAGAGGACGATGAGTATCGGAACGAAGATATCCGAACCATAGAATCCGTTGCTATTCGTGCAATCAACGGACTAGAGGGGGGAGCATAATTATGCGAGTAAATACTAGAAAGAACAGTTCGATGCGTAAGCGACCTACTCACAGTTCGGTAGTAGCAAAGTCGAAAACGCACAAATCTTCTGAGAAAGAAAAGAAGAGAGAACTGCAAGCTAAATATGTTGCTAAACTCTCAGCCTCCGCCCAAGATCTCACGAAAGGTGCCTAAATAGGTTCCTCACATATTTAGGTAGCTGTCCCCCCTTTCCGGCTACCTAATTAGATACCCCACCAGTTCCGCCGCTGGTGGGGTATCTTCATATCCATCTAAATATGTTCCCAAATAGATTCCTAAATAGGTACATAAATAAGTACATAAATAGCAGGGCGGGCCCGCTCGCGGTTCCTGTTTCTTGCCCGCCCTCTAATTATGTACCTAAATAGGTTGCTACTTTGATACATAATTCTATTCTCAATTATGTACCTAAATATCCTCTATAAAATGTAAATACATATCCCCGTAAATAGATTCCCAACTATGTCCTATAATAGCAACATATTTATGCCCCGACTTTGACGTTTGTAAAACTTCTACAAGGTGTGACGGATGTCACACCGCAGAATGCCATTTATGTTCCCCATCTAGGGTAAGTTAGTGTCAACGGATCGGGGCAATACGGCCCCGCCGCTAGAAAAGGAAACGCAATTATGTTTGAAATCATTCCCGTCTCAGAGGTTCGGGTTTCGCCCCGTGGCCGAAAGACCACCTACAACGAGGACCTGATCAAGGCTCTCAAGACCCTCAAGACAGGACAGGCCGTGAACCTCGGCGGACTCTACGGGAACGTAGCGAAGAAGGACCGAGCGAGCGTCGCCCAGAGCATCCGCAAGCACTGGAAGGCTGCTCGCGAGGACGGTTGTCGGATCGATTGGGATTCCGAAACCGGTTTCGCTCAGATTCAGGCTAAGGCAGATAAGTAGCCACCAGTTTATGTAGGGTCCCGCCCCCCTACATAAATAGATAACCCCCTCGGTTCCGCCGCCGAGGGGGTTATCTTTTTGCGTCCCTAAATAGATACCTAAATAGGAACATAAGTACAAACATAATTAGCTACCTAAATAGATACATATTTATGTACATAATTGGCGGGGTGTTCCCCTCAGCTTTTCGGGAACATGAACACCCCCTAAATATGTACCTAATTATGTTGCTACTTTGATACATATTTTGAAACCTATTTATCTACCCCAGATAGCTCTATAATTATGTAACCATTTACCCCGCCAAATAAAAAAGCCCCCGAGCATCCTTCGCTCGGGGGCTGGCACTACTTAGGGGGCTAAATATCTAACCCCTACGGGCAAGGCTAACCTGCGCCATGCCCGTCTCGCCGTTCCAATCGATTCGGCACGCATCCTCACGCACATGGCGCCAATGTTTCCGAATCGTTTGGGCGACGGAGGCACGCTGCGACTTGGGGACATTGCCGAACGGAGTGAGAACCAACGCCTGACCTTCCTTCAGCGCTGCCAGCGCCTTTAGAAGATCTTCGTTGAAAACCGTCTTGCGACCCCTCGGGCTAACTCGCACCTCGGAAACCGGAATTACTTCAAACTTACTCATGTCACTCACCTCCTCTCAGAATCTCAGTGTGTCGGTGAGCCGTTCCCACCAACAACTAAAACTTACTCGCTAACCCCTACATAAACACAATCGTAGCGTGTGACATCCGTCACACCCTCTAACATTCCTACAACGCCGCCACCGCATACTCAGCCACATAAACAGCCGCATACACAGCAACATAAACAACAGCATACATACAAACATAAACAGCAAACTAAATAGAAACATAAATAGCGGCATACTTATGTACATAATTAGGCACGGGCGTTCCCATCGCCTTTTATGGGAACTTGACGCCCGTTATTTATGTAGCTAATTAGCTGCCTAGTTGAGTCTATAATTGGAAACCTATTCCCCCGCCTAATTATGTGCCCAGTTATGTAAACTCATTTATGTGCCTAATTAGGTAAAGTGATTTCGGTTTCAGAAGTTTATTCAGATCTAAAGATAGAGATTTTATATAGCCCTTATAAGGGCCCTTTTTATTTGCCCCGCCAAGGCAGAATCTTATCCATCAATTTGCGCATACCAGTCAACTAGAGTACGCTACTCCTATCGAAGCAATCATCCCCAACACGAAAGTGCGAATTATGTCAGATACAAAGGTTGTAACAGAAACTGTAAAAGGAATTATCGCACTTGTTGCGCTACTTCTTATCGCCTTTCTTTACTCAGAGTTTTGCATAAAGTCTGAGAACGATTCCTACAATAGGAATTACGAAAAGATTCAGCGAATCATGGATCAAAACCGCATGGACAACAACAACTCACTCATCATGGGAGAAATGAAATGAATAAGGAATACGAAAAGATGTCGGATTCTACACGGGAAAGGTTGGAGAGTGAGTTTCGTAATCTTCTCATGACTATTCCTTTCTCTAAGCGTTTAGAGTTGGAGCAAGCAGTTCGGGCAGAATGTTACGCTAAACTTCAGGATAAGATCCTGCAGTTTGATGAGCATTGGAGTGTCTATGATAGTTCTGTAGATTCTCAGATTTCAGGATGGAAAGATTATGTCGATCCCATCACCGGAAAAATCAACGAAAGTGATCTCTTCTAATGCTTACCCCAGTTATTCCCGAAATGAGTGACGTAAACGATACGCCATTCGATAGGTATGTTGTTGCCACTACTGATGGCATCAATCTTACCGGTCTTTCTTCCTATCTTTATTTCATAGAAGATGCTTGTACAGAGTACGAAACTCTTTTGCAAGAGTTTCCGAACGACATCATCATCATGATTCTCAATGAAACGGGCAAAATGTTTGTCAATTCTGTTGACAAAGCTCTTTTCGATAGAAAGAACTATGGAGTTATGCCACTTCCTGATGATAGGAAGTGGGATATCCGTGACGGTTGTTTTCCCGCAGTAATGTTCCCCGAGAAAGGTGCATGATAATGAGTAATCATTTCTGTAGTGAGATCTGGTATGGTAGTGTTCATTCAGATTTGTGTGGTACTGATCTTTCCGATTCAGAATGGCGTAATCTTCTACATAACGCTCTGAATGAATGGTTGGATAACAGTAACGGTGAAGGTTGTTTCTATGTTGGCCATTTTCCTGAAGAATCGGAGGAGGAATAATGGGAAAGATTATTATCCCTACTGATCCCGAGTTTTCTGATGTTGTTTATGAGTGTGATACTTGCGATAAAGCTTACACTTATGAACCAAAAGATTCTTTTCAGACTTACAATGCACAATGGTTTTGTTCGGAAGAATGCGGAAAGAAAGGTGGTTGGTAATGCCTGACTCTATGGATTGGGTAAAAAGTGGCATGAGAAGTTGTGATGAATGTGGCCGTGAAACTGATGCCGGAGAATGGCCGGATTGGGTAAACGGTATCTGTGAGGATTGTGATCCCACTATCCTTTTCGATTACAGTGAGGAGAATAGTAATGCCTAATTGGTGCTACAATCACATCGAAGTATTTGATGTTGGTGAAGATAAGAAAGAACGTGATCGTTTTTTCTCTGAGGAAGAGTTTGCCATTACAACTCCCCTCCAAAAATATCTCCCAATGTCTGAGTATCATAAGACAATGGAAGGCTACAATGATGGTGGCTATTCATGGTGCTATGATAATTGGGGAACAAAGTGGCCTGAAAATGATCTTACTCTTATCGATAATGAATACTCTCTAGACTTCTCCTTTGATTCTCCGTGGGGTCCACCTATTGAGGGTTATCAAAAGATCTCAGCAATGTTCCCCGAATTGTTCTTCCTGCATTATTATCAGGAAGATGGTATGTGTTTTTCAGGTTCTATTATTTACCATCAGGGTAGTCAAGTATTCGTCAAAGAATACAATGATAAAGATTGGCCTGAATGGTTGCCGGAATATGAAGACAATCCAGATCCCTATTATGAGTTGGTAACTGAAAAGAGATACCAAACTCTAGGGGAAGCTCAAAAGGTTTTGGAAAAACTTCTTCATATCGAATAGTCTCATGGGGATGAGAATAAATGGGGGCCTAAATAGGCCCCTATTTATTTCCCCCTTCTATTTATGTACCCAACTATACTTCCGGCTATCCCCCCAATTATGTTCCCATCTATGTACATAATTAGCAGGGCGTTCCCAACGTCTTTCTGGGAACTGTAACGCCCTCTGTTTATGTACCTAATTAGGTTGCTAATTGAGTGCATAATCTATTTCCCCATATTTATGTTCCTAATTATGTGCCTAATGTAATTCAAATGTTTATGCCCCTATTTATGTACCTAATTGGGGGGCGGCGAAAAGGTTTTGATTTACCTCTAGCTAGAGGTTTCAATAAGGCCTTATAAAAGCCTCGTCACTATCCCCGTGACATAGCGTGAGACACCTCTATTTTCGTTTCTAAGCGCCTTGAAGTATGGAATGGGGTGATTCCTACTATCATTACAAAAAGACGTCAAAGAGGGGCAAATAGATGTCTCGGTTAGATATTCAAAAAAGAATATGAAAGAAAGATCTAACCCACAAAAATCTGTTCAAAAATCCCTTTAAAAATGCCGGAAAATATAGATATATGTTTTAAAATACCCCTATAATAGCATAAATATATGCCCCGTCGGACAAAAAAGGCATGAAAAAAGCCCGCATTTCTGCGGGCCTTTTCAAATACTATTCAATTGTTTCACGTGAAACACTACAACTGGAAAAAACCGGGGGGGAACTTTGAATCAGAACTATATCCCAACCCAAGCTTCCTCCTTATCTGAGAGGGATCAATAACAATGAACCTATCCACCATTTTTTCCCAAACCCCATCTTCTTTGCGATACAATAGAATCCAAAGATTAGAAGCAATAGAAGGACCATGAACAGTAACATAAGATTCTGTAGGCTGAACAATCACCTCACTACGCTTCTCCTTCTTATATGAAGGTTCCTTATCATAACCCAACTCATAATAGAAATACTGGCTCATACATCCAAACCTTTCGCTCTAAGCATCATCAAAACATTCTTAAAATTACGATAAGAACTAGGAGAAGTAGGCATAGTAACAAAACCATCTTCCTTATTCGGGGGATAAAGAAGAACATGACCACCATTTGTTTTCTCTATTCTCCATCCAGCCTTTACAGCTAGCCTAACAACATTCTTAACTTCTTTGTTACTAGATACCGATTTAGACATATACACATCTTTCCAAGTAGAAACTTAAATATATAGCAAAACAACGCAAAGGACGTATCTTCTTTTAGAGGGACGTATCTTGTTTCCTCTGGTTATATTCGCTTATGTCTTCTTTTGAAGACATGGTATATAACTGAGAGAGATGTTGAACGCCCTTCGCCCCGTTTTTTCACTCAAATACTGTTATCTGCATTGAATGTTTGCACCGGATAGTAATCTAAACCATCAATAGGCTCCCAATCAATATCATCCAATGCCCCTTCCATAACCATTTCCTGAGCATTCTCAATAGCGTCAGTCATATTATCAGCTTTCACATAAAGATAACATTTGTTTTGTTGAACGATCTGAACTAGAAAGTCTTTCATCATTCACCCCCCAACATTCCATCAACATAAGTCTCGAAAGCCGAACCCTTAGCTTCATCCCAAGTTCTCTGCTCACCAGTATCACCATCAACACTATCAGCAGTAACTTGTGCAGCCCAAAGAATCCCAACAGCAAGCTCCTCAAAATCATCTCTTGAAAGAGTATACTTAGGACTATCAAGCAAAGCGATAATAGAATGCTCATTCAAACGATCATCAATAGATGGAAGACGATAACCTAACCTACTGATAACTTCCCCCGCAATACAATGATGATTCTCATCCTCAGGATGAGTATATACACAAGTCGAATACTCCATAGGATTAACTCCATCATCAGGCAAATCCATCATAATCTCGACTACTTGTTGCGCTGTAATCATATCAACTCCTTAACGTAGTAACTTGGGATAATTAAACAAAAAGCGTGATAATTAAGCCGTACCAATCTGGCTCTTATCAACAAGACGGATAACAGTTTCGCTACCATCAGAGTAAGAAAGAGTAATAACTGTTGGAGCACCCGGGTAGATATCATCCTTAACAGCCTTAGCCAAAGTTTCCTCAATACTCAAATCAAGCTTCTTATTGAGATAATAAGTATTGGCACTATCCAACTTCATGCTGTAAATAACCCAGCAACTTTCATTCGTATCCATCAGAACCAGCCTTTCCAGAAAGTCTTCTTAGAAGAAGAACGATTGATTTTCAATTCGGCAACAACACGCTCAGCATTAGCCAAACGATCAGACAATTCCTTGACCCTATTCATAATAGTCTCATCAAGACGATTCTCAATCACCTCATGCATTGATTCCATGAAAGCAGTATTCTCAATAAGGCTATTAGTGAAGTCTTCCACCATAGACTCAGCAACTTCATCCATATGGTTAAAACGGATATCTTCAGTCACACCCTCAACAATAGAGGAATAATCCATATTCTCAAGAATATCTGAACACAGGACATCACTAGAAGCAATGCACTGAGCAATATCAGCACGAAAAGCATAGTCATAAAGCTTCTCGTTCAGATACTCACCCATAGCCTCGGCAATAACAGTATCTGGAAAAATAAGTTCTGCTCGGATCTCAGTCATTTCATTTCTCTTTCTTTTGGTTGATTAATAGAACTACGACGATGCCATGCCACAAAAATACCAACGATTGTCACCAAGATAAAAAGCGACAGCCGGACCATACTTATCATTGAAATTAGAAGTTATCTCATCAGCAACAACCTCACCGAATCTTGCAATAACAATATCTGGAGTATTATTCCAACTCATCTCCAAAGCGACAAAGATATCATCAGCCTCTTCGAAAGTAAGATCAGGAGTATTACGATAAGCAACAACATCTTCCTTCTCGCAAATCGTACCAGTATATCCACTATGACCATGCCAATAAAAAGCATCCTCTCTAGCAGTATTAAAAGCCTCCGCTAAAGTCTCACCCTGCCATTGAGCATAAAAGCTTTCAGCACTCACTACACATCTCCCTCACATAGAACACAAGCCTGACCGACATTGATAAGACCAACCTGATTCACAACAACTCCGGTGTTCTCACAGCAATAACAATCATGACGCTCATACTCTTTATGAAGTTTGATACAGTCATCACAATAATAAGCATCACAACATTCATCGACAGCAACCTGATTGCACTGCCAATACTTATCAATACCATGCTGATCAGTCATATAACTAGCAACACTACAAAGTTTCACATCAGACTTCATGATAACTCGTTCCTATCTGAAAGTAGAACTTCTCGAATACAGTAAAGCAAACAGCACAAATCTTCTCTCCCTCAACTTTGAAAACAGGAGAATCCGACTCGCAAGGTAGACAATAACGCCAATCCCAATCCTTATGATGCTCACGAACATAATCGAAAATAGCACCCTGACCACCATCATCATAAAGATTAGTCAAAGTACGAGCAATCTGATTACTCCAAGCTGGAACAATAACTTCAGTCATTTTAATTAACTTTCCACTCTTCGTGAGTCTCATTGTTGTAGATATGACAGATATAGGGATCTTCAGAGTTAGTCTCATCACCTTCATCAAGAAGATGATAAAGATCAGCAAGATCTAACTTACGAATCTCATCAGCATTCTCTGCATCAACAACAGCAGTGTAATAGATTGTATGAGCAACAGTAACAGCAAACTCCATTGTAATTCCTCTCACCAAACCCAATCTAACATTGTTTCACAACAAACCCTGCAATAATTGATGATCTCATTACCATCGTCATCAGTCGTATAGATACAACTACTACAACCGATAGCGCACTCTTCAATAGAGTCAGGATGCGATTCCATAATCAAACTCCAATCGTATTAACCGGATAAGCAAAACAATCAATAGTTGAATGATCTAACTGAGTATTCGTCCAATCAAAGAAAGCAGTTCCGCCAAAATGAACGCTACCAAAATACCACTGGTAACTGCGCTGAGAAATACTAGCATCCCAACCAATCCTTCGAAGAAACTCGTTAATCCTTTTCTTAGTCGTCGCACTAAACCAACCTCCATTATTGATGAAATAACTTCCATCTTACTTAATACCAGCAATAACAGTACGATGATACTGAATACCGTACACAACATTATCGAAAGCATCAACA